ATAAATATATAATATATAAAAACCAAGGGGGGCTTCAGATCTGCTACTATAGTGTTAACCAGGCCACATTCAGATCTCATTCACATAAGATTTTCTGGCTCCTGGGGTTTTACAACATTCAGTTTTTGCGATTCCATTTTCTGCATAGCCCTTTCAGCAGGTCAACCTATGTTTTTGGCCCTAATATTCCACTTATTCAGGCCGTTTTTAAAAGTCCGTATATGAGAAAAAACTGGTCTGTGACTTGTCTCACAAAATCTTGTTTGAGTCTATATATGAGCCAGCTTCAAACCACCCCCTTGAATATGAATCACGTTTCGACCATTTTTCCGCTCTGACCTGCGGATACGCCAAAAACCAGGCGAAAAACCCAGTGAATAGTCGCAGGTCAAAGCATATTCCATTTTCTGAATCATCAAAAATCAGACCTGCTACCAAAGCGTCGTTGCAGGCCACGGTCTCGCCCCTGAAGAGCGGAAGCCAGCCCCCTTGACGCCCCCTCAGCGACGCCGAAACCCCGCTCATAGCCTGAAACAGCAGGTCAGGGCATCTTTTATCTCTCCAAACCCTCAAAGCCCCTGTAATCCCCGAAACCTCGAGCGGAAGCCATTAACCTAGGCTTTCGGCGTTTCCGCAGGTTAAAGGCTAAATGAAACTTCCTCGCGCGCGGTTCCTTATATAGATCATAAAAGGCTTGTTAGGTTAGCCTTACCTAAGCAAGACCCCTCTGCAGAGCCCGAAAACTACCCGAGCGGACGCTATAAGCTCGGCGGACATTCGAGACGGCACCTAATAGCTCCTGTGACGGACTGAAATACCCTCCCGGCCACCGACATCCGGAGACTATATGTTCTCAAGCGAGAGATGCCTTACAGCTCGATTTAGGTGGGGTCACCTATTACCAAAATTCCATTTGATCGAAGAGGTCATTTTGGGGTGTCCGATTGTGTGGTTTTCAAGTTCAACGCGTTGAACTTTTGAGTTCATGCAAAAGATTATCACGTTTGAAGCCATCTCTGACCTGCGGTGCAAGGTCAATTTCTACCCCCGAGTGCTTTGGTGCAAAAAGTTCAGAGGTCAGTGTGACATGTATCACGTAAGAAAATGCCCTGTCTAACCCTTAGAAAATATTAAGAAAATAGCCAAGTTTTCCTGAGCAGATTTTGCATAACTCTCTGACCTGCGGAAATAAAAATCGGCAAAAATTAATTGGTGTAGCCCCACTAATTCTCTAAGGGGTGTTCTAATTTTCAAAACGCCCTGACCAGCATAAATAAAAATTGAACGCTGATTTTCGACACGTCATCAAATTTGATAAGGTGAACCACCCCTTCTATTTACCCCCGTTTTTCGCGTTTAAGTTCACGCTGGTCAAGCACTAAAAAGCAAACCTGAAGCAATTTGAACGCTGTTCTATAACGAAATGGTAAAGGTCGAAATCAAATGTGCTACCACGATTTTCAAAAGACATCTAAGTCGCAGATCAGAGGGTGGTATCAAATATGAAACCCCAGGACGAGGATTTTTTGCATAGATTGTAAGGGGTCTCTGACGGCATAACTCATAGCCATGAGGGGTACACCGGCCGAGAAGGGGGTTAAATCGCTCACAAGGGCTCACAGGCCCCGATTTTGCGAGTTGCAGAAAAACGCAACTTATTGGGAATCATGTTCATTTAGTTTCGTCACTATTTTCGTCACAGCCTATTAATAGATACATCTGCTACCTGTCGAGCTATAGGTTGTCTGACGTGTGACGAAGAACACATTGACGCTTAAAGTGGTCATGTGGTATGGCCCTCCCGAAACCAGCGGACTCTAGCTCTCGCCTTGACAATTCCTGGTGCGTTAGATACGGTTTAAACGACTCAGAAAGGAGTTTGAGCACATGTTGTGTTACATCGAAAGCACAAAAGGAGACGTTAGGGTCTCAGAAGGAGATGTCTTCGTCTTCTCGCCGCCGCAGTCCGAGCGGGAATCAATCGAGCAAATCATCAAGATCACGGAACTCATTAAGTCGATAAACCGACTCAATATGGTCCCGGACGAAGACCGGGTTTCTAGGTGGATGCACTCCGGCTTGTCTCTGGAAGAGGCAACAATCCGTGTGGAGATCAAAAACCGCCTGCCGTTAACAGAAGTCAAAAATACGGCTTTTATATCAAGCTTGAAGGAAATCCCCGACGGCAGGTTTGTGATCGACAGGCCAACCAGCGGAAGCTCAATTGGCGTAGACACCGTCACCGCTGCCTCTTCTCTTTCTGTCATAGAGCTCTTGCAAGCGCGGGCTCGTCTGCTGGCGGAACGCCTTCTCGACGGACGAATCCTGGCCGGGCCATACCATCCAGATAACGAAGTCGTCGTCACCCTCCCGAAAGACGAAGGGCACCGAGTGGGTCTGAAACAACTGGCTATGACCGTCCGAGTCAAGGCGTCCCAGCTGGAAGAGGTTCTGTGCGAGCTAAGAGACTTTGAGTACCAAGGCACGTTCGCTTCACGGAAGCAGAGCTTCACCCTGGCGAAGTTCGTAGCCCAGGCCGCGAAACAGGCGAATGTCGACGGCGTTGTGCGGTCCTACGACGTGAAATCCGTAGACATCCAGTTCCCAGACCAAACCGCGTCCATCGCTTTCGTCAAAAAACTAGACGAGGTCTCCAGTGGAAGTCTGAAAGTCACGCCGCTAACGAGATGCGTCATCCGCGTTGCAAGCTACACAGCCGCGGAAGCAGTGAAACTTTTCAACAAGACAGAGGAGTCTAAGTAATGAGTGCGAAAGAGCAAGTGACTGAGATTCTTGACGACCGTCACAGCAAGTACGGTGAGGCGAGCGACACGCTGCAGTTGATCGCGGACTATTGGAACGCTTTTCTGCATGGGATCAATGGGCACTCCCGCGACTACAAAACCTCGCGGGTGGAGTTGACGCCGGAGCAGGTGGCGCAGATGATGGTGCTGTTTAAAGTGGCCCGCACGCAGCGCGGAAGCTGGGCCGAGCATGGCGACCCGACAGATGACATGCTGGACACAATCGGCTACGCCACCCTTGCCGCGGATGTGCGGCAGAGGGCTCTGGCATGCAAGCCGAGTGTCACCCTGAAAAAAGAAAGCTCCGCGCGAGCAAGTCTGGTGAAAGAGGCCCGCCTCCTCTGTGACGAAAAGAAGATGGACGAGATTGCCGCCGACGAAATAGAAAAAGAAGCCCTCAACGGGTGCTCTGCTGACGGTTTGGAGGAAGTTGTCGGAGCATTATTTGGCAAGGGCTTGGTTTCCCAGGTAGCAATATTCCGTCTTCTGTCTATCATCAAAGACATCGAAGAAGACGAGGAATGAAACAATGCGCTTTCACAACGCAACGCAGGCCGGAATTAGGAGAGCAATCCGTGGAGTCCTTGACCTGAGTAGGAGCGAAGTAGACGACAGGGTAAGAGCTGTCCTCTTGGATTCTGTGATGTTCGATTCGTTTAATGGCATGGAGCAGAACCTCAAAGGTTTTCTGGCGACAAGGGAAATCGACGACGATGTGTTTTGGCGTCTGGCCCCATTAGTCATGAAGGGGCAGATGCTGGTTGAGGAAGGGTTCGAATGACAACCGCTTTTGATCCGCTGAAAATAACCGACGACGACCTGCGCAAGCTCGAACGCGAAGAATTAGAAGCGGTCGCTGACAAAGCGCTGCGCCAGGCCGCAGACTTAGACCGCGCGCTCGGCGAGTGGTTCTTCACAGCCGAGGAGCTAGAGCAACCAGAGGAGATGGCGTCGCAGGATGGCGAACCTGCACCTGCCGTGTTTTTCGCTAATTTTGACTACTCGGAGGAAAAGTGGAAGAATGACATTGCGAAGGCAAGGAAATGCCCTGAAGCGCAGCAGCGACAAGCTGAGATTGGCCGTCTGCTGGCCTTGCGGGGGACAGCGATCGTGATGCTGGTTCGCCTTGCCGACGAGGAATACGATCTAATCGAGAAGTCAAGAAAGGACTAAGGCGATGAGCCTGGAAGAAATAACGCGCTCTGCACACAGCCAACTAAAAGATGTTTAAGGAGATGAGAACCTGGCGGTTGCTATGGTGGTCATCAAGCAAGGGGGCACCCCAACAACGGATAGCCTAGCCGTGCACTCGGTGGGTTTCGAGGACCAGACGGTTCTTGGTGCAACACTCGGGATCATTGGCCAGCAGATGCTGCAGGCGGATGCGGAGGAAAACAATGCCTAAAGTAACCCTAATTGCGCACACCGGTTTGTCGCGGGATTTTCGGGATCTCCTTGACGACAAAATGCCGTCGGTCGGAGGCGAAACCGAAGCGGCCTCGCTGATTGAGTTCGCCGGACGCAACTGCTACCAGAGCTTCCACCGTCCAAACGTCGCCACCAATACGCCGGAGAAGTACATTCACGCAACAGTGCACGATAAGAAGCACTACAGCATTCTGGAGCACGCCTCGGCGTCGTTCCTGCTGGAGGGGGTCACTCGCGCATTCTTGGCTGAGATCACCCGGCACCGTCACCTGTCTTTCTCAGTTGAATCCCAGCGGTTCGTAGATTCCGAGAGCGCCGAGTTCGTTTTGCCGCCAGCCCTGGAGGTGCTAAGCGACGATGAGTTGGTCGAGACCGGTGTTTTTGAGGCAGAGGCCGAGATTCGTGAAGCCTATCGGTGCATCAAGCAGGCCCTCGAGGCCAAGGGTGTGACCGGAAAGAAGGCCAAGGAGGCGGCCCGTTCGATCCTGCCTAACTCGACGTCCGTGTCGATGGTGGTGTCTGGGAACTTCCGTGCATGGTTGGAGGTTCTAACGCGTCGCACTCAGCCGGACGTCGACGCAGAGTTCCAGCAAGTTGCCCGCGGAATTTTGGTCCATCTGAACGGAGTCTGCCCGGAGGTTTTTGGGGAGCTGGCCAAAAAGGTGCTTTCTCAACCAGACACAGGTGTCCTTGGCCCGTATATCCCCGGCGAGATTCCTGAAGAGGTTGATCGGGTTTCTAAAAAGCTTTTCGAAGAGCAAGAAGGCGGTGCTAAAAAAGCTATAATTCGGTGGCTAGGCGACCCTTGTGGCTGGGGTTTCTCCTCTAGTTCAGATTCGGGGACATACGGAGAGCTCGTCATCAAATCTGGATATTCGGCGTACAATCCCATCGTAGAAGCAGAGGGGGCTTCCGCGTTAAAGAGGGTCCTCCGAGCGAATACAGTGAAGGTTGTGGTTAACTTCAGGCATGAAGAAGGGGTAGAGAATGTAGTAACTGTCGTTACAGGCCAAAACTACGCCGCAACCAAACTAAAGCTACTTGAGTTTCTGGGTACCGAAACATCGCCGTCCTCGATCAGAAAAGAAGACAACCAGCTCATACATATTCCAGTGCAGACAGAGGTAAAGCACCAGTCCTCTCTCTCTGAGGCGGTTCGCGCTGTGGAGGAGTGGAATATCGAGGCTGGCCAGCTCGACCCAAACAACCTGAAGTGGGATGAGCTGTCGCACTGCCGACAGGCCGTCGATTTCCTTCGCGAGGAAGTCAACGAGGTCGAGTTAGCAGCGATGGACCTCGAGGACGATCGCGTTAAACTTCTCGACGGCATCGCGGATGTCCTGTTCACCTTGTTTGGTCTTGCTGCCAAGGCGGGGCTTACCGACAAGGTCGAACCGGCGTTCTGGGAGGTTGTTCGCAGCAACCAAACCAAGCTCATTGACAACAAGGTTCTTCCTGGTGGCAAGGTCGGTAAAGGCCCGCACTATGAACCACCGAACTTAGGACAGTTCTTCACTGAGGGCTGGTAATTCTCGCTCCTAGATAGAATGAATGTAACCACTATCTAGGAGTTTTTCTATGGCTAAAGCAGGACGAAAATCACGACGACTCACAACCCGCACCAAAGGCAACGGCCTCGGCGGCGGTAAATGGGGGCACAACTTCGAGCCGAAAAACGCGGTAGCTCGCGCTCAGAAGAAAAAGACATGGGGGCAAAAAGGAGGACAAAAGAAAACCTCCTCTGCTAAAACTGGTTCACGAGCAAAGAAGCGCTAAATGCGGTTTTGCTCGTGGTTTACCGAGGAGCCCCGGTATCGGGCCTGCACCAATGCGGCCCTGCCGGGGAAATCGCGCTGCGCTGAGCACCAGATAAAGCGCCGACAAGGCGACTTCACCGCCGCTATCCGCCGTCAGGTTGTCGACCTCTACGGGGGTCGCTGCGCCGTGTGCGGCGAACCGGGCACCGAAGTGGACCACATTGTTGAGTTGGCGGAGTTCCAGCCGCACGAACGGTGGCAGGCGAACCTAATCAGCAACCTGCAGTTGCTGTGTTTTATGCATCACTCAGCGAAAACCCGCGCGTACAACGCAGCCGAGGAGAACCCGAACGACTACCGCCGCTCCGCCAGGAGCCGAAAACGCTCGCGGATGCGCAAAAACAACTTTGGGGTGTAAGTGGAAATTATTGTGCCGCAGCTTGAGACGCTGCCGGACGGCACCCTAGACATTTGGCCGTCCCTTGGTCCGCAGATCATTGACTTCCTGGAGGAACGCTTCGTCTACGGCCCCGGCCCGCTAAAAGGAGAGCCGTATAAAGTACGCGACGACTTCCGCTACCTTCTGATGCGCGCGTACGAGCATTTCCCGGACGGGTACCACCTGAAGTTCGGCGACATCGACGTCGACATGTCCGGTCGACGCCACTTCACCGAAGTCAACATCTCACTGCCGAAGGGTGCCGCCAAGACGGAGTTTATGGCGTTGATTGCTTTGGTGGAGCTACACCCGGACGCGCCAATTCGTTTCGACGGCTACGACCCCAAAGCCCCCGGCGGCATGGCACCAGGCCGCTCAGTAGTGTCGCCGTACATTCCGATGCTTGCGCCAACAAAGGACATGCTGGACGACTTGGCCTATGGGGCAGCTAAAGAAATCGCCACGCTCATCGACGACGCTGGTCTGTTCGATGTCACAAACGAGCGGATTCAAATTCAAGGAGAAGCGGACTCCCGCATCCTGCCAGTGGCGCCGAACCCGAATGCACTCGACGGTAAGAAGCCAACCTTCCAGTGCATCGACGAGCCGCACCGTTTGTACGAGGACAGACACCGCAAGTCGTACGCCACGATGAAAAATAACCTGCCGAAGCGTAAAATGGACGACGCTTGGCAGCTTACGTGCACCACCGCTGGTGATCCTGCTGAGCCGTCTATTGCACGCGACCAGTATCAGCAGGGCTTGCGCATGGCAGCTGGTAAAGTCAAGTCGGACGAGGCGCGCACTTTCTTCTACCATCGGCAAACCAGCGACGCGAACGCCAAGTTCGACACGATGGGGGACCGCCTGCGCGCGTTGAAGGAGGCGTCCGGCGAGGAAGTCTTCGGCTTCCGCGACCCGATTCCGACGGCTGCCATGTGGGACGAGGCGGGTGCCGACCGCTCCTACCTTGAGCGCGTGTGGTGTAACCGCTGGGTCCAGTCCGCGCAAACCGCGTTCGACGTACAGAAATTCAAAGCCCTCGGCGATCCGACGCTGTACATTAAGCCCGGCAGTCAGGTTGTGGTTGGGTTCGACGGCGCGCGCCGCGAGGACTCCACCGCCATCGTCGTCACCGAGATTGACACCGGCATTCAGGTGTTAGCTGGTCTGTGGGAGCGACCGGATGAGGAGGACCTGGACGGCCAGGGGTGGGAGGTTCCTGTGTCGGAGGTGGACCAGGTGATGACCTCTATTGTGGAGGACTACCGGGTAGAGTTCGCGTTCTGCGACCCGCCGTACTGGCAGGAGCAAATCTCCATTTGGTCCGGCAGGTGGGAAGGCGTTTTCGTCTCCTGGTACACGAAAAACATTAATCCAATGTACTACGCGCTACGGGCCTACAACGAGGCAATTGAGTCAGGCGACCTTGCTCACAACGGCAACCCTGATTTGGTTCGGCACGTCGGCAACGCCGGTAAAAACATGCTTTCTCAGTACGACGACGAGGGACTACAGAAGTACAGACTTGTTAAACTTAACAAGAAACGAAAATACGACGCCGCAATGGCCGCGGTTCTCAGCTGGGCCGCGCGGATGCACGCTCTGGCTAAAGGTGCCGAGCAGAAGGAAGACCCCGGGGAGTTCTACGACGCCCCTCAACGACTTAGGTAGGAGCGCCATTGTTTACCATCAAACCCGGCGACGATATTGAAAACTCGGACGACGTAACCCACCCGGACTACTACGCCTACGCTCTGTTAAACGAGATCAAGCAGCGATGGGATTTCATTGAGCAGGCGGAATCCTACATGTCCGGCGACCCGGTTGGCACCGAGTACGAACCGGAGGAAGAGAAGCAGTTCGAGGGCTTGCAGCAGCTGCGCGAAATTAGCCAAACCAACTGGGCCAAGCTCATCGTCTCTGCAACCACAGACCGCCTCGGAATTCTTGGCTTCCGCTCTGCTCTGTCGTCCGGCGAAACCGGCGACGAGGTTGTTGAACGCCTGTTCGAGCGTGACGCGATGGGGATCAAGGCCCAAGAAGCCATGACCCTGGCCTGCGCTTACCGCAGCGCCTACCTTTACGTCGACCCAGGCTCCAAACGTCAGAAAGTCCTTCCGCCGTCCAACGCTGCCGTCATGACCGACGTGTTCGGCGAGCCGGTTGCCGCCGTGGTGCTCCTGCGCGACCGTGTGCTGTCGAGGGATGTGCTCAATCTGTTTGTTCGCGAAACCGACGAGGATACCGGTGAGGCCACTGGCCGCTGCCACATGTTCGTAGCTACCCGCGAGTTCGACGACCGACAGCAGCGCACTCAGATCGCCGCAGGCTACTCTCTCCGACTCACCCAGTACGACTCCGAAGTTCCGTTTAACCGATCCGGGATCATGAGTAACTGGGTGTGGTGGAAAGAGCGGATCGTCGACCAGGAGCGGGTGCCGGTAACAGCGATCACCAACAAGGACGGCAAAAACGAATTCGAGGATCATTTCTCCATCATCGACCGCATCAACCACATGACCCTGCAGCGCACGGTCATTGCCACCATGCAGGCTTTCCGCCAGCGCGGGGTTAAAGGTAATTTCAGGCGCCGCGACGAGTTCGGCCAGGAGATTGACTACTCGGACATGTTCGAGGCCAGCCCCGCCGCGCTCTGGATGCTGCCGGAGGGGGCCGAGATTTGGGAGTCTTCGCCAACCAGCTTCCAGGAAATACTCAACTCCGTATCCAAGGACATCCAGGACTTGGCGTCTGTGACCTACACGCCGATGTCGTACTTCTCCGATAGTCTCAACCAGTCGGCGCAAGGTGCGAACGCGCAGAAGGAAAACAGCATCGCCAAGGTTGAGGACCGGCGACGTCGTTTCGGGTCGGCGTGGAAGAGGCATATTTCCATCCTGCTTAGTGTCAATGGTGAAAAAGGCCGCGCCGAGGAAGATTCCCTTGAAGTCATTTGGGGTCCGATCCAAACCTACACGTTGGCGGAAAAGACCGCCGCTGTGACGTCCCTTGTCGGCGCTGGCGTGTCCCTGCGCACCGCGTTACGTGAGGGTGCGTTTATGACTCCTAGTGAGATTCGCCGCGCTGAAAACGAGCGGATTGAGGAGATGCTGTCTCAGACGCTCACCTCCGCCATCGGAACGATGACCCCGCTGGCCAAGGCGAAAGCCACCCAGGCAACCAACCTAACCCCGGCCAAGTCGGAGTCGCAGAAGCAGCAAGACCAGCTGGCCGGTAAAGCTGAGGAAGGGGCACAGTAATGCCTGTGACAGCGCAGACCCTGCCTCCAGCCCGGTCGGTCTACGACTACCCAATCACCATCCCCGGCCAAGAGCTGACTCCGGCACAGGTGGAACAGGCCAATATCGCCAAGATCGCCGGAATCGTCACCGCAGTGGCCGCTGGTAAAAAGGCGCTAACTGATGCCGTCACAATGCAGGTGGTTGCGCTTCTGCGCGCCGCGGACTTTACGACTGAGGCTGGGGTAAAGCTGTTCGCACGCCAGGCGGCAACGATTGTCCGCATGGGTATTCGGCAGTCGCAGATTGTGACCTGGGCCGGTGTGCGCGAGCGCTCCGCGATCATGGGTGTACCTTTGCCTGGAGCGGTGCCGGATGAAAGCGAATATCCGCCGGAGGTTAGGGCCACCCGAGGAAGCGGCCTTGAGGAAGCCTACGAGCGGTTGGCCAACGAGTACAAGAAGAACCGCGAGCTAAAGCCGGACTCGGCTCCGATTAAGACCCTGGTTGAGGAGTTCGAGAATCAGGGTCTCCTGCCGATAGCCAGGCCAGAGCGGATTTCAGAAGACGCGGTTGAACCAGACGGGAAATACGATGAAACGTGGAAGAAAGCCTTCGCAAAAGCAGAACAAGAAGCCCGCAAAGAAGAGGGCCGAGCAAACCCAAAAAGACCGCGCACATCGGCGCCGATTAAGGTTGCTCCGCGAGGCGGAGCGGCCCTCGGCACCGTGGAGCCAGCTGTGGACGAGCCCGCTGGCGGAAGCCGGGATGTCGATGAAAATGTTCGGGGAACCAATAAGGATTCCGCCGGGGCTAGCCGAGTAGAGGAGCCACAAGCTCTCGTCACCCTCACCCCGGCGGAAGTCGATCGTGTGATCGAACGCTACGCCGAACAAAAAGTCGAGGAGCGAGCCGAACGCATGGTGTCCCACGACATCCAGTCCGCGTCGCGCAACACCCATCACGTAGCGATGGAGAAGCTGCCAAAATCGAAGGTCGTGGGTTACCGGCGCATCGTGCACCCGGAACTATCCGAATCCGGCCAGTCCTGTGGCCTCTGCATCGTCGCCAGCACCAACATGTATTCGCGCGGAGACCTGATGCCGATCCACAACCTCTGCAACTGCGAGGTGGCCGAGGTTTACAAGGTCGGGGACCAACTTTTCGACCCGGGTAGACTAATCAATATGGAAGACTTGGAGGTTTTCTACAACGAGGCAGCGGGCTCCACACGCGGGTTCGACCTGAAGCGGAGTCGGTATAAGGTCATAGACCATCCAGAGTATGGCCGTTCGCTCGTTAACGTTAACGAGAAAGCCTCCCTTGAAGCTATCGAATTTGGACCATAGGAGACGTTGAAATGGCCAATCAATCAACAATCGACAAGCTCGTGTCGATTTTCGCTGCCGCAATCAAAGAGAACGCAGCGGAAGAAGCTGCAGCAGAGACGACAACGGAAACTCTACGAGAAGAGAACAAAGAAACTCAGGCCGCTCCGGCGACTCCTGCGCCAACCTCGGCTCCTGAAACCCCGGCTAAGACCCCTGAGACTAAGACGGCCCCGGAGCCAGCAGAAGACAAAGACGACGAAGCCCAGAAGGCTATCGCGGAGGCTGAAGAAAAACTCCGCGCGGAACGCCAGAAGCTTGCTCGCGACCAGGTTAAACACAGTTTTGCGTCTGCTGGACTTGACAAAGACACCTTCGAGGCGGTAGGGGATTTTCTCGACTGGGGTAAAATCACGAGTGAAGAGGGCGACCTATCCGAAGAGACGGTCGAAAAGCTGATCATGGCTTTCAAGGCCGTGGCAACTAAGACCCCTCCGAAGAAGAGTAAGCCCGCCAGCACGTCGGCCCCTAGCGGGATCGGCAAATACCTACCATCATAGGAGCAAATTTTGGCGACTATCCCAACACGCAAGGGGTTGCGTGTAGACCCTAAACTCCCCTCTCTTGAGGATCGCCGGTGGATTGGCAACATCGCCACCATCAACAACTCCCTCAACGGTCGCATCGTCATTGACGAAGACATCAAAAAGGACGGCCCCCACCGCGTAGGACGCTGGGTTAAAGGCGGTCTTCCTGTCTACAAAGACGGCGACAACTACAAGATTTTCACCGCCACAGCCAAAGGCGCAGGCAAGAAGGTCGACGGCTTCGCGATCTCCCCAGGTGAGATTAAAGACCTCGGCACCGAGGAGTACTTCCCTCACTACCATTCAGGCATTGTCGTTTCCGGCATCGTGTACGCCATCTACCTTCCGGTAGAGGTCACCGAAGCCGACCTGGCTGTCAACAGCAACATCACCCTGGTTAAAGGAAACGAGGCTTAAATGATTCGTGATCTCAAAGAAGTAACCCGTGACGCGCTCACCCCTGAGCGCCTGACCACGATCGCTCGCACCGAGCACGCCCTGTACGAAACCAAAGAAGCAGAACTCGCAGCCCTGCTGCCGTCCGAGTTCACCCAAGACCTTGAGTTCGAGGTCGACTACGGCGAGCCGGATGAGCTGGTTATCGCTGACTTCCGTACGTTCGACGGTAACCTGACGTCCGCCACCAAAGGTGGCCGCCAGACCGCTCGCGGAGAGATTCAGCCTCTGGGTCGGAACTACGTCCTGGACGAGAAGACTCTCCTTAAAGCTCAGCGCGACACTACCGACGCCCTAAACGCCAAGGCCGAGAACCTTGTTCGCGAAGCCACCCGCGCTATCGCCGCCACGATGGATGTTCTGCGCGGCCAGGCCATCGCCGACGGCAAGATTCAACTGCAGATGTTGAATGCTGGCACTGAGGAAATCGACTTCGGTCGCAAGACCGAGTTCACTACCACGGCTCCGAAGCTGTGGACGGACGACACTTCCGATCCGCTGGAGTACATGGCTTCCCTCGTTGACCTGTACCGCGAGGAAAACCACAAGAAACCAGAACTCGTCTGGATTCCCGAGCAGGTTGCTCGCAAGCTGCTGCGCCACCCGGTCGTCATCAAGCAGGCCCGGTTCAACCAGAACGCTTTCGTTGTGGCCATGACCGACGCTTCGATGGGTCGCATCAACGAGTCGACGCTCGCTGCCACAATGGCTGGCATGTTTGACCTGCCGGAGGTGCGCATCACCCCGGTGAAGAAGTACCGCCAGAACAACCTGAGCAACGGCAAGGTCGAGGTGAAGAACCTGCTTCCCCTGGACAGCATCATATTCACCAGCAAAGAAGGCAAAGCCGACACCCCCGGCTCTTCTGCGCTGGGTAAGACCCTGTGGGGCCAGACCATGTCCTCCCAGATGAGCGGCTTCACCCACTACTCCGGCGGCTTCGAACACGAAAGTGATCTACCAGGCATCGTTGCTGGAGTCATCGAGCACGGCAACTGGAAAAACTTGGAGGTCCAGGCGGACGCCATCGCTCTGCCTGTTGTTTTCCGGCCCAACCTGACTCTCAAGGCCAAGGTGGTCTAGTTGTCGAAAGCCCTTCTGCATAACACTGTGGTTCGCCAGGCCGGTGGCCTCGGCGATCTGGTGTGCCTCATGGCGGGAACTGAAGCCCCCGACTGGGCCGTTCCGATGCTGGGTGACCATTTATTCACCGAAGCACCGGAACGCGAACCCGTCGTCGCACAGGCTGGCCCCGCCGACCTGCCGGAGGGCACACCTGAACCGGAGCCACAGCTGGGGGCCGAGTTAGAGGTTCCAAAGCGCAATGCCGCTAAGGCGACGTGGAAGAACTTCGCGGAATCCAAGGGTCTCGTGATCCCGGCCAGCATGAGCCGCGACGAAATCATCGAAGAAGTAATTGAATCCATCCCCGAGCTGGCCAGCCAGCTTGGCGCGGATGAGTCTGAGGAAGGCTAGTTAATTGGCGTTTACCTATGTCCCTGCCGAGCGGGTGGCGTTATTCGTGACCAAAGGCACGGTCGAGGGTAAACGCCTAGCCCAGCTTCAGGCATACCTTGAGATGATCTCGGCCTGGCTGTCGGGTCGCTTCCCGACGCTCAAGCCAGCGTTCGACGCCTCGCCGGAGGATGCTCCGTTGCGTCTTTTCGTCGAGGCAGCGGTCACCAACGCCGCGCGCAAGATAGCGCAAAACCCGGACGGTTTTTCGTCCGAGACTATGGGCCCGTTCGCATACAGTCGCTACGACAGTGAAGACCCGGGCAAAGCCTGGTTTAGCCGGGAGGAGCTGGAGCAGATCGCTCTTCTCCTTCAGGGCTACAACAAGACCAAGACCTTATCGGCCCGTATTAAAACCCCCTACGCGCGGGTGGCAAAACCACGCCGCGGATGGAGGGGGTACAGGTGAGCTCCATTGCTTTCCGGGCTGGTTTCTCCGGCGACGTCGAGATTTGGCGTCGCAAGCGAGACCAGTTTCAGAACTACGACCAGGACGCTTTCGGTGACAAAGAATACGTCGCGGGTGCCCTGGCGGGTTCTGAGTTCCACCACAAGATTTACGGCGCTGTCGTGGCGCCACGCACAACTCAAGATTTAACGACGACCCAATCCATCAACCGCGGAACCTACGACGGCAAGACAATGTACTGCGATCCAACGGATGATGTGCGCACCGATGACCTTATTGTTTTCACCGCGTACGACGGATCGCAGCAGGTTTACATTGTTGAGGGTGAGGGTCACAACGACTACGTGTCGCCGTGGACAAGCGTTGTTGGCGGCAAAGAAGTTTTTCTGGCCAGGGTGGAGGTGAAGCATGTCGACTATACCTAAGTATGACGTCACTAAGATACAGGACTCCTTCAACCAGAAACGCCTGGACCGTCAAGCATCTGGTCGCCGCTCCGGCGTCCTGTACTTCTCTGACTGGTACGGCATGAGCCACCTGCTGCTCAACAGCCCCGCTCTGCGAGCCGAGCTGTTCCGTAAAGCCTGGGCCACCAAGAAGGCACTGAAGAAGGCGATAGGCGAGCGCCACGACGGCGAACGCGACCAGCGGTTGCGCGACACCCTGCGGGTGCGCAAAGTCGTGCCTGGCGGCGCGCAAATGGACCGTGCGACGTTCGAGATTTACTCGACAAACCCGGAACGCTTCTGGCCAGCAATAATCCAGAAAGAAAAACGAGCTAAGGCCATCAGTAAGGCTTTAAGGGAGGTGGCTGCAGTTGGATGACTACACCATGCCCGACTGGGAGCGGATCGTCGCAGCCATCCTAGAAGACCTAGTTGGTCCAAAACAGATTGGCACCTCCCGCGAAAAAGCGTTCGACCGGTTCGAAAACATGACGACGGCGAAGCGCCGCTACAAGATCAAAGACTTCGACTACATCCTCATTCACCGTGACGCAGGCTACTTAACTGATTCCTTCACCGACATTTCTAGTGTCGAGTTGGATTTCATCGCAAAGGATCGGTCTAGGGCCATGTGGCTGGCTGGTGAGGCTACAAAAAGAATACTTGCCGCGCCGAGGCGCAGCTGGGCTGGGTTCTACCTGGATAACGCCCGCGAAATCTCTGGCGCAGAGCAACAGGCCACTCGACTCGATGACGACTTCGAGGTTGAGAAGGCTTTTGAACTCCATGCCCGCGTTCGCTGGGCTTAACTAGTACTAGGAGGAGCGCCACATGGCAACCTTTAAGCTGACACTGCCTGCAGGCAGCCTGTCAGGCTCTTTTACTCTCAACGTTGGTGGTACCGCCACCGGCGCCATCTCGGCGCCAGGCTCCGCCAGCACCATCCAGGCAGCCATCCGAGCTGTCAGCGGTGAGGATGCCGCCACCGTCCGCGGTAGCACCGGCGGCCCGTTCACCATCGTCGTGAAGGCCGCGACCCTGACTGTCGACGACGCCAACGTCCAGGGCAAGGCTTCTGGCGAGAACTACAAGGTCGAGGACATTACCAACCAAAACAACGCCGCTGCTGCTGGCTCCACCGATCTGGACTCCCTGCGCCAGGCCAAGGGCAAGCTGATCCGCAAGGCTCTCGGCGGCGTTGTCTTGTTCGCGCCGATGACCGTGGCCGTCCCTGAAACCTTCTTCACGGACGACGCCAAACTGGTGAACTTCCGCAACATGGGCTACATCTCCCTGGGCTGGTTGCAAAAGTCCTCCGGCATCAACTTCTCCCGTGAGACCGAACAGTCCGACGTTGAGTCGTTCGGCGCTCAAGAGCCAACCCGCACCGACTTCACCAAAGACGTTACGTCCGCGGCTTTCGTCATGCAGGAAACCTCTAAGGGCTCCCTGGAGTTCTACTTCAACGTGGACCTGTCTGAGGCCAAGGTCGGAGCAAACTCTGAGCTGTCCTTCACCCAGGACAACATCCCGAAGGCTCGCTACCGCCGCATGCTGTACATCGCCGAGGACTCCTACAACGATCTGCCGATCTACATCATCAAGGTGATGCCGAAGGCCATTGTGTCGGAGGTTCAGGAAAACGCCTGGTCTGCAGACTCCGAGATTTCCTACTCGGTGACTCTGAAAGCCTCCCGTGACGACGAACTCGACTACGCCGTCAAGCATGTGTTTGGTGGCGAGGGCTGGAAGGCCCTGGCTGCTGACATGGGTTTCGTGGTGGCGTAACCGGAGTAACGTCTCCCCCGATTACGCCACCTCCTGTAACACCTGGGGCTGCGAACGTCTTGCGCGTGACCAGCCCCAACGCTGTTACATCCCCGAATGCGGTCACGTCACCGTAAATCATACCTTTAGGAGATACCCAAATTGGCTTACACCCCACAGGAGTGGAAAGACAACTCAACCCAACACCCGGCATCAGCCGCGCGCTTCACTCACATGGAGCAAGGCATCAGCGGTGCACACACCCTGGCCCAGGCAGCCGCAGAATCTGTCACCGGAGTGCAGGCGAAGCAGGCTGAACTCGACAAGAAGATCGATGGCATCGCGGCCCCAGCGAAGCCGACAGCAGAAGACATCGCCCCTGCGGTTCGCAGCTACCTTGAGGCTAACCCAGTTGCCGTTCAGGAGGACTCCCTCAATGCAGCGGTAACTAAGGCTGTCCAGGAGCGGATTTCTCATCTGCCTCCGGCTGAGCTGCCGTCCGATTTCAACACCACCGTTGAAAACCTCGTCAAAGCCGAGCTGGCTAAGGCTGCCCCGGCTCCTTCAGGAGACGGCACCCCGGCTGCTCCAGTAGATGAGGCGAAGATTCGAGAAATCGTCGACGCCGCCATCAAGTCGAAGCTTGCCGAAGGCAACGCCCTGGCACCGGCTGGCGAAGCCTCCTCCGATGACCCGTTCCGGTGGTTCAATGCTGGACAGCGCTACTGGTGCCCAGTCACCTACTGGTGGGCCGATCAGCGCCAGCCAGGTTCCAAATGGGACTACATCTTCGGCAACCTGGACATCATCGGATTCGTCATCATCAACCCCCGAAGCGGATTCGGTGACAAGGTTGAGCCAGACTTCACCGACCTAACTACGCAGTTGAAGAACAAAAATGTTCCCGGCGTCGGCTATGTCCGCACCATCAAGGGTACTAAGTCCACCGATGATGTGCTGGCCGAAATCCGCAAGTACCAGGAAGCTTACAAGCTCGAAGGGGTTTTCCTTGACGAAATGATTAACGGCTGGGCCCCAGCCGAGACTGCACTGATCGACCAGTACAAGGATTTGTACAAGAGGATCAAATCGGAGTTCGGCAAGGGCTTCCTTGTTGTCGGCAACCCAGGCACTAACACTAAGCCAGAGATGCTTGAGTGCGCCGACATTCTCATGTCGTTCGAGAAGGCCGCCTCCGCGTACTTGGATGACGCCGCGGCTCCGGTCACCCCGGACCACTACCGTGCAGAATCACCACTACGCTTCATCCACGCCATCCACAACTTGGAATCTGTCGACCAGCTCCGCAAGGTTCTGACCAAGGCGGAAACTAGCAACGTCGGCTTCTTCTATGCGACTGACGACACTTTCAACGGCGTCGAGGGTGGCGAAAACCAGGACAACAACCCCTGGGATTCCGTGCCCGGTGAGAAGTATCGCGCCATGCAGTTCCGTTGGTGCCGCCGCCAGGAAGAACCAGTCGAACAGGTGATCGCCACCGGCGATCCTGGCTCAATCTGGGTGCATGACTCCGCCCTTGGTGAGGTTGTTGGCGGCGACATCACAGCCAACTTGCAGAAGGCCGTGAATGCCCCCAACATTCACACCATCAAGATTCCGTCCGGCAAGCACAAGATCAAGAGTGTCACGATGGATAAGATCGCCGGAAAGAAGATTGTCGGTGCTGGCCGCAACCTGACGCAGCTTGACTACGACAAGTCGGCGACGCAGGTTCCATTCCTAGTGACTTCCGGGTCCAATAGCCACCGCTCCACCCTTCAGGGTTTCGCAGTCAACATGGACTGGAAGACTGGCGACCCGGAGCGCAACGCTTTTCAGGTGTCGAACGCCATGCTCATGGACTACATCGACCTGTTGATTATTAACTCTGGGGCCAACGGCATTCTTCACCAGTCCGCGGCGGTGAAGGAAAACCCGAAGGGCCTGGACGGAAGTAACGTCCGCTTCCGCGACGTCGACATTGACGGGGCTGGCCTGGCGGACAAAACCACCGGCTTCGGCATCCAGCTCAAAGGCAACGTCAACGACGTTTCCATGTTCGGCCTGCGCATCAAAGGCGTCAAGGGCGGCATGGGTGTCGGCGGCGTGTTTGATGTAGCGGCAGGCGTTGGCCCCAGCCGAGTTAGCATCGAAGGCTCCTTAATCGGCACAGTGGAATCCACCACGGCTTTCGAGCCGATTGGTTTCACCAAGGGGTGCGACAACATCATTGTTCGCGGAAACCATCTGTGGTCCTTCGACAACGGTACATCCCTGTCCGGCAGTGGATGCCTGTTCGAAGGCAACACTGTGTACCAAGGCTGGAATTTCGGCGTCTCGGTTGGCTCCGACGACGCAGACTTCCAAGCTGCCGTTGGCACCCGAGTCATCGGAAACCTGTTCTACGACCTGGCTCTGGAAAATACCAAGCGACCCGACCGCGGAAGCTTCGAATATGCCGTCGTGCGTTTCGCCAAGGCAAAGCGCTGCGTTGTCGCCAACAATGTGTACGCGGGTGCAGCGAAGGTTCTCCACCACTTCATCAAGGTGCAAGGGCAAAACCACGGCTTCAACCAGGTCTACGGCAATGCCGTGGACCGTGAGGACTTCCTCAAAGAACCGTTCAAGGGTCAGGCTGAAACCGACCAGGTTCAGGAGTGGAAAACCTCTGTTCCGCTGACCGGGTAGAATAAGAGCAGAATCGGGTTGAGGAGGACCATGAGTTTAGAGAAGCGAGTCGAAGCGCTGGAGGCTGCCGCACGCCCCGACGAGGGCTGGTCCCTGTCTGACTTCCGGGCCGACGTGTCCGAAGTTATTGGCGACAAGCGTGACCTTATCAAAGCCTTAGAGCGCATCGGTTCCATCTCTGAGCAAAAGGTCCTCCTCGACCAGGTGATCAAGGCTCAAAGCCAAGAGGTCGACCGTCTCATCCAGGACGCTCAGCGCAGGGATGAGGCGAGTCGGGCCTTCACATCAATTATGGACTGGTGGGACCAGAACTACCGGATCATTGTTGACGCCAAAGAGTCCCTGGCGTTGAACAAGCAGATCGTCGACGCAGCCAACAACGCAACAAACAGCATTGATGCGTCCGCACGTTCTGCTCGTCAAGCTTCGGAAAACTTTGAGCGCGCCACTGCGCAAAAGGTTCGCGAGATCAACAACACGATTGATGCCGCGAAACGAGACCTAGCCAACACCGCCACTTCCGCGGCCCGCAACCTCGCGGACGCGGAGAAGAAGATCGCGGCCATCACTGAAGCAGCCAAGAAGGCAGCTGTCGACGCCGCTGCTGCCGAGATTCGCAAAACCGACGGCAACCTAGCCGAAATGAAGCGCATTCAGGACCGCGTTAATGCTGCTGTTAACGCCGCCGCGCAGACCCTAACCAACGAGGTTAAGAAGGTCTTCGTCAACCCGCCGGAGGGGTACAAGACCCTCGGCGATGTGAAGGCCCGTGTTGAGGAGGCCAAGAAGGCAGCGTCGGACGCACGTGCCGTCGCGGACGCCGCGATGCCGAAAAACATGGTGTCAGCAGCTGTCACAGACAACACCGCGGCACAACGCTACGCTGGGGGTCGCCTGCGTGTGGGGGATGCGTCTGAACCGGATGATGCCGTCAACAAGCGGCAGATGGAAATGATCATCAACGGCTTCAACGCCAAAGACGCGGACCTGGAGCGCAAAATCCAGGAAGCCAAGCAGGGCCAACAGCAGGTTCGCCAGGACCAAACCATCAACGGCGTTCGTTTCATGCGTCGCGGCGACATTGTTTTTGTGACCACAGTAGCCAACAGCATCAAGATTTCCGACCTAGAGGGGATCGGGGTGCCCCAGTGGGCTCGACCCATGGCCGATGTGCATATTTCTCCGGCGTGGGTGTGGGAGTCTTATGGCGGCTCAAGAACGAGTTCTGGGGGCTGGGTTAACATTGGAACAGGAGGCAGAATCACTGGTTCGGTCTCGGAGTACACGTACCGCGGAGTAGAGTTCTCCGCGACTTACATTGCAGCATAGGAGACGTAAATGGCTGTATCTTTTGAAAGTCTTGCCCGCGAGGCGGAGCGTCGAGTAAAGCGCTCTCGTGTTCGCACCCGTGAGCCCTACGTGCTCACCCTGAGCGACGGCACCGAAATCAAGATTCCTTACCCGGACGCTATCAAGGTCGCCGTGTCGATGGAAAACCCGGAGGCAAGCCCCACGGTGATGCTCCGCAACTTCATGGCGGACGACCAGGCCGGTTACCGCCGCCTCATTGAAGAAATCGACGCCACCGACCAACAGTTCGAGTTTTTCAGCGCTCTCACCGAAGACATGTGGAGCTTCTGGGGAGTTGAGGGTGGTCCGGGAAAATCCGGGCAATCACAGACCTCGTAGACCAGTACGCAAACGAACTACTCCATGATTTCCGCGTGTACTACCACGCAGATTTGGTGGAGTACATTCCGCCGCTCGGCGACTTCGACGTTCTATACTCGCTGATTCTGCAGCTTCCAGCCCACCTGAAATTCAAGACGGCTATCACCAACAACGAGGAAGAGGCCAGGAAATACGCATCGAGCCTGTCGGAACTCGACCTGAAGCGAATGCTTGAGGACGACCGGGACGCCGCTGTCGGGGAGGTATCCCCGGAGGGCTGGACGCACGAGATCGAGATGTTAACCCAGATAGCGGACAGCATCGACTTGCTTCGGTTCACCGTTGTCGGCGCTCTATCGAAGAAGAGCGACAACCGGAAGTTCGAACGAAGGAACAGGCCGGTCACAGCAAGGGAGCGGCTGGTTAAAGAGAGGCTGGACTCCTTCGAGGAGAAGAAGGCTCACAACCTCCTTGAACAGATGGGGTTTTAGATTAAAGACCGTCTAACGACGGTCTTTTTGTTTTTTAAAAGGAGAACACATGGCTTTTGTCGTGGGTGAAGGTGCTGTACGCATCTTTCCCAATGCTAAGCATTTTCATACAGAGCTGCGCGCCATCATGGCAAAAGCCAAGAAGGAGGCCAGCCAGCTAGAGGTAGAACTTCAGGTTGACGACCGCGAGCTCACTTTAGCCGAGAAGCGGATCGACCGGATGGACGGTCGTAAGGTTAACATCGACGTCCACCTCAACACAAACGAGGCGTGGGCCGAGTACGCGCAACTCGTGGCAGACATCGAGCGAACACCAATTTTCGTCGACGTTGACGTGGACGAAGGCTCGCTGCGAGACGCGCGCCGCGACGTCGAGAAGCTGCGGGAGGAAAACGACCGCATCCATATGTATGTGGATGTGGACCGCAACTGGGCTGACGACGAGCTCAAGGACTTCAAAGCTAAGCACGACAACACGGACTTGGTCTATCGTCTGGTTGTCGACGCTCCTACCCAGAGCCCCCTCGACCAGATCATCTCCGCTCCGAAAATTCAGCTCCCGGACCCGAAGAAGCTAGAGGACGAGTGGAACGCCCTCAACTTCGTCCCGAAGCTCCTGAAGCTCATGGACGACCAATTCGAGGCGGGTATTCGGCGAATCTACGACCCGTACGTTAACTTTACAGTGAAACTGGGCCGCGCCATGCGTAAGCCGTTCGATGATCTCAGCAAAGCCGTCAATGGTTCGAATAGCTTCAACGAGTTGTTCGAGCGCGGTTCGCGTACGATGACTCGAAGCGCCGATCGTATTAGGGGTGCCATAGCCTCCATCAGTGAGTCACTGGACCCACTGAAACGCGGATTCAATGCGGTCACTAACGCTATGCATGACCTGCGTATGCGCAGTCTCCTGGAGTTCCAGTCGTTCCAGCGCGGCGCTATCGAGGCTGGTGCCCGTTTCCAGATTTACTTCACAAACAAACTCCTGGACGCGCGCGACAAGATTGCAGAGTTCGGCGGCGCCATCAGGAACTTCGGTCTTAATCAGGTCGAGAAGGCGACCGCCTCGCTGGCGTCTCACTTCATCAACCTGCGTAACGCTATCCAGGGCACTCTAGCGAACCTGAATCCGCTGAAGTCTCTGCGCCTGGCCGGTATCGACGTGAACGCTCTGATTCCACGCAACTTCCCGGCAGCCCTCGCTCGGCAACTGCAGCTTGGTTATTTCTACGCCGTTGATACGCTAGGCGATAAGGTTCGCCCTGCGATCGCACGGCTGAGCAACATCGGCCACCGCATGGCCCAAACAGTCTCTCGCGGACTCATTGACTCGCCGGTGTGGCATAACGTGTCCAACGCCATGTACCGCATCGGCAACACCCGCATCGCACGCGGACTGCAGCGCGGCCTGGCGTCGGCGCGCGGCGTCGCCACCGGCCTCGGCAACAAGATTTCTGAGACTCTACTCCCTGGACTGAACCGCGCAGGACGCGGGTTCGCTCGTTTCCTAGGCAACTCCAACGTCCTGTTCAGGTCGCTCCGCGCTGGGTTTGGTCGTGCCGGAGCTTACGTCCTTGGCTTTAGCCAGATAGCCCTGGGTGCTTTCTCTAAGGTCGCCCAGATGATCGGCGCTACCCTCCTGCCAGCGGTCGTTGCACTAGGCGCAGGACTCGCGGCCCTCGGTGGCCAAGCGGTCATCGGCGGGGTTCTGGCCATCGGCGGCGCACTCGTGAGCGTGGCTCAAGGTGCGGCCCTGGCTACCCCTGCTCTCATCGGCATGGCCGGAATTAGTTTTGCGGTACTCAAGGTCGGCCTGAAGGACGTCAAGGCCGGTATCAGCGCTGCTTTCAACACCGAGTCTGCTGAAGAGTTCGAGAAGGCCATTCAAGGCATGGCCCCGTCTGTGCAGGGTGTCGCACGCAGTCTGCGTGAAGTATCTCCGGCCTGGCGGGAGCTAAAGAAGCTCACCCAGGAGCGGCTGCTGGATAACCTGGGCCCTTCGATCCGAGACGCTTTCCAAAACGTCATCCCCGAGTTCGGCGCGGGAATGCTCAACATCGCCACCCACTGGAACTCTGCTTTAAAGCTGGCCTTTGCTGAGATCGCTTCACCAGCAGCCAAGTCCGGCGTCGCTGAGATCGTGCGCGGCGCCAGTGAAATGGCGGCAGCGATGCGACCCGTGCTCGCGAACATGATCGCGGCCTTCGGCTCCTTGGCGGAGCAGGGTGCCAAGTTCATGGGGCCGCTCGGCCAGTATTTCGCGGACGCTTCGCAGCGTTTCCGCGAGTGGGCCGAAAGCCTCAAAGAGGTTGATCCGACCACCGGAATGTCCAAGTTCGACGAGATGATCCAGTCCGCGATCCGTAACGCCGGTTACCTTAAGGACATCCTCGGCGGCGTCTTCGGCACTCTCGGTAACATACTTCACGCTGGCCAGGATGGCGGCGGTGGAATGCTGGCTGGCATGGCGGCGGCTGCGCAGCAACTCAAGGCAGCGACCGACGAGGGTACGCAGGGCTACGCACAGCTGGTGAGCTTCATGCAGTCTGCAACGGCAGCTGCCTCGCAACTCGGCCAGGTTCTTGGCCCGGCACTATCGATTGTGACCACGGTCGGCGGTACGCTTGCTGACTTTGCAACCGGTGCTATCCCAGGTCTCGCCGCCGCGCTCGGTGGGCTTGCCTCCGGCCTTCAGCCTGTTCGTGACGTCGCCGACAGCGTTGGCCGAGCCTTCGGTGATATGCTGGCAAGCTTCGCTCCGGCTCTTTCTGCGCTTGGCGCAGCCGTGGCTCCTCTGATTGAGGGTCTAGTCAACGGCTTGTCTCTAGCTGGCCAGGGCCTTGCTCAGGCACTCACTCCTATCATTGAGTCCCTGGGTCCGGCAATGGAGGCCATGAAGCCCGTCTTCGAGGCTGTCGGCAACGCGCTTGGCCAGATTTTCATCGCCATGTCGCCGATTATCGCGTCAACAGTGAACACTCTCACCCAGATTATGCCTGTGGTGACGACCGTGTTTGACCTGATCGGCCAGATCGGCGCCAAGATTCTAGAGGTGCTGGCTCCGCTGTTCACCGGCCACGATTCTGTGATCGTACAGCTCGTCAACGCTCTGCAGCCGCTGGCGGAAATCCTTGGCAACGCGATCCTCAACATCCTGAACGCGCTAGCTCCCGTAATGCCGGTTATCTCCGACGGCCTCGGCCAAATCCTTGGCGCAGTGATCCCGCTTCTAGACCCGATCGGTCGCCTGATCGGTCTTATCGGACAGGCGCTTGTTGAGGCAATCAACTGGGTTGTTCCACTGATTCCTCCGCTGGTGAGCATGATCGTGTCTATCGCCGACACTGCTTCAAAAATCCTGGTTCCGGTAATGAACTACACAGTGGATGTCATCAAAGCTGCATGGGACATCATTAGTTCGGTGATAACTTTCGCTGTTCAAAATGTAGCTCTTCCGTGGATGAATTTCCTGTCTGATCTGTGGCGAGGCGTAGGCCAGGTTATCGGCTGGGTTGTTGACAACGTTATTACTCCGTACTTCAATCTCCTCGGGGACAACCTTAAGAAAACAGCGGAAGGCTTCCGCTGGGTTGTTGACCACATCTTTCAGCCTGCGGCCAACTGGCTTGGCGAGGTTTTCCGCGCGGGTGTCGAGGCGATTAAGGGCCACTGGAACCTGTTGAAGAAAATCTTCGCCGATCCGGTTCGCGCGTTCATCGACATCGTCGTGAACAAAGGTATCGTCGGCACATGGAACCACATCAACGACAAGTTCCTTGGCGGTAAGCTCGGAAACCTGGCACCGGTGCCAGCGGTCGACGAGATGCGTTTTGCCACTGGTGGTGTGATGCCCGGCTACAGCCCCGGACGCGACCCGCACAAGTTCTGGAGCCCAACAGGCGGTGCCCTGGAACTGTCCGGCGGTGAAGCTATTATGCGCCCCGAATGGACACGCGCTGTCGGAGGCCCAGCTGCCGTCGAGGCTATGAACAATGTGGCACGCAAACAAGGCGTCAAGGGTGTCCAGCGGATGCTCGGTGAGGGTGCCGCCTACGCCAACGGTGGCGTGGTTGACCTTGACCGCCGAGTCGCAGACCTGTTCGAAGCTCTGAAGCCTGAGCATGGCAAGCCCTATCAATACGGTGGCACCGGCAACCCCAGCTGGGACTGCTCTGGTATTTGGTCTGGCGTTGTCCAGTTCTTGAACGGCAACGACCTGCGCGCGGGCCGCCTGTTCAGCACCGAATCCGCGTTCGAACAATTTGGTTTCAAGCCCGGCTTGGATGGTCGCGTCACCATCGGCATCATGCGCGGCGGCGGCGGACCTAACTCGCACATGGCCGGTACTATCGACGGCGTCAACATCGAGTCCGCCGGTGACCACGGCGTGCAGATCGGCGGCGCGGCTCGAGGTTCCGACAACCCTATGTTCTCGCTGCACTATACGCTGGCCGACTTCCTCGGCGAGTTTATTTCCGGCGGCAACGGCGGCAACGGCGGCGGCTTCTGGTCACGCATGTTCAACAAGATCAAAGAAGCCATTGGTGGCGCTTTCGATCCGATCCGGGACCAGATGAAGGGTTTTGCTGGCATTGCTGGCCAGGCCATGCACGCGCTGACGAATCGCGTTCTCGACGGCGTCAAGGACTTCATCTTCAGCAAAATTCCTCGCTTCGGCGGCGGCGCGGGCTCCTACGACGGCGCTGGCGGCGTGTCCGGCGACGTCGAATCGTGGCGCGAAATGGCTATGGAGGCCATGCGCCGCAACGGGTTCAACGCCGATGACCCCGCACAGGTCAACGCAATGCTGAAGCAGATTCAGTCCGAGTCCGGTGGTAACCCTGGAATCTCGCAGCAGATTGTGGACGTCAACGGCACCGGCGACAGCGCTGGCGTCGGCTTGCTACAGATCATCCCGGGCACGTTCGCAGCCTACCGTGACCCGTCCCTGCCGGACGACCGCCGTGACCCGTGGGCCAACATGAACGCCGCTCTGCGCTACTACAAGTCGAAGTACGGCAACGACTTAACCTCTATGTGGGGTCACGGCCACGGCTACGACTCTGGCGGCGAGGCTCTGGGCATCGGCTACATGCCGAAGTACACCCTCGAACCAGAGAGGGTGTTGTCCCCGGCTCAGACTCGTGCGTTCAATGCTTTCGTATTCGAACTCATGCCAGCCATGATTAGCGCGTACCAGCGGCAGCCGTACGACCTGCAGGAGGGCTTCCGCCGTTTGAACCTGGGAATCCAGGGCATTCGCGGCGACATGGCTAAGTACCGTGACGACCAGGTTGACCGTATCGCTGGTAGCCTGCACGACGTGTTCAAGTCCCGCATCGACGGCACCATGAAGATCGACCCAGTTGACCTGAACAAGATCGTTCAGGGTGACCAAGGCGAGATCAACAAGGCTTTCGAGCGCGGAAACTTCGCTCTGTCGAAGGCCCTTGAAGCCTCCGCCGATCCGAGCGTGTACTTGGCTGCCGAGAAGGCCGCCAAGGAGCGCCTGGAGAAGGAAGAGGACGAGGCTCGCCAGAAAGCTCGTGATGCAGCCCGTGAGGAGCGCAAGAAGGCCACAGAGGAGGCCGACAAGAAGAAGCAGGAGGAGCTTCGTAAGCGCCACGAGGAGGAGCTGAAGGACCTCAACGACGAGCAGAAGAAGGCTGTTGAGGCTCGTCACAAGGAGGAGGACGAGGCTCTACGCAAGGAGCTAAACGCCGACGAAGAGCGGATTCGTAAGGAGGAGCAGGCCGAAGACCAGCGGATCGCGAAGCTGAAGGAAACCGGAGAGTACTACTACGGCTACAAGGTTCTTGGCGACGACGGCACCAACCCTTACGCTCGTGAGGAAACGACCGAGGAGAAGGTCGGCAAGGAAACCGTTAAACAGCTCGGCTCCGTCACTGGCCTCGGCGCTCTCGCCAGCGAAATGGTCACCTTCTACGACGTTGTAAAATCAAGTCAAGAGGAGATCGCTGCTGCGGTCCCCGCGTGGCAGGCTGCCGCCGCCGGTGATCCGTCTGGCCTGGCTCACAATGTGGCTGTTATATCCAACCAACAGGACAAACAGCTTAAGACGGACCTGGAGGGCTTCATCCCCGGAGCCATCGCAGCAGCCGTCGAAACTGTGGCCAGCGGCTCCATTGGTGCCGGTCGTGAGGCTCCGTTCATTGGAACCATCAATACAGGCATGTCGCGTGGCGAGTTGATCAACACAGTCAACCACATGCAGTACCAGCAGCAGCGCCGACAGACGATTAGGACGAGGTGACATTGAAAACCGATCAGCCCACATGGATCATTTACCAGGGGCCACCCACATGGGATGGCTCCAAGTGGGTCAACGGCGACCGCTTCTTCCTCTCGGGCCCTAAAGCCTACCGTGCAAACCTGGGGGTCGAACTGGCCCCCGGGATGGACGGGCTTGAGCTGCCGGTCACCGAATACCGTTATGATTCGGACGCCAACACCCCCGGCTCGCAGTTCGTGTCGGCGGTGGCCACTCGCCGTAACATTAAGGCGTCGATCAACATTTTCGGGGAAGACGTCGCCGACCTATACCGCAACAAAGACCGCTGGTATGCGAACCACCAGCATGGCTCGCCGGGCCGCCTATGGTTCCTTACCCGCGGACGCGAGCCTCGGTACCTGTCGGCGATGGCTGCTGAGGGTGCGGGACAGGGCACCATTGAGAAGGACTGGGGCCTCCACAACACCATAAAAGGCATGGAGTGGGGCTGGACGTCCGACTCGGCTTACTTCTTCGGGTACCGCGAAGAGAAGGTATTTAAGCCTGTCGGCGGCAAGCGCTACCGCGTGACTTTCTTCAATGCATCAACCGCGCCTCGGGTGTACCCGGAGCTGTATCTTCCTGGCCCCGGGCAGTGGGAGTTTTCGCTCGGCTACGAACAGCCGAATCTGCGCACCCCAGGCTTGGCCGAGGGGGAGGTTGCCAAGCTGGACTACAACCCGAAGAACCCGACGTTCCTCAAACGCCAGAAGAACGGAACGATTGTCAACTTGTGGCCAAGCATGGTTGGCCAGCGGCCTCGATTCTGTCTTGAGCCGCAGACAATGAATACCCTGGAGATTCGTCACGTGACGGATGAAACCCGTTCTGGGGACGGTCTGCCTCGCCTGAAGTTTTCGCCGGAGTTCACGTCATGGACATAGCTGAGTTTTTCAACCAGACCAGCCTCCATCAGCGGAGGCAATCGGTGGAGTCCGACAACGAATACACCGTGCGCGTAGAGGTTCGCGACGGCACCGCGCGGTACCTCGGCGACGTCGGCGACTGGTCAGACCTGTCCATAACCTGGACTTCTGAAGCGGACTCGTCCGATGCCAGCTCCTTCACCATCGGAGGTACCAGCGCGTGGTCGAGGCACTTCATGCGCTCCAACCTGCAGGTTTGCCTTGTGCACTTCTTGGTGTACCGCGCCGGTAATCTCATCAAAACCTGGACTGGCCGCGTCAGCCGTAGCACCCGCACAGGCAATGGCCCGCAGTCCACAATCAAGGTCGAGTTGGATCACGACAAGGTGTGGTTGCAGCATATTTTGGCGTGGCCGAGTCCGTTCGCCGTGCTCAACGCGCAGTTCCCGAAGCGGGACATTGCTTTGGGCCCCGCGATCCACGTGATGAAAGATTACGTCATCAAGGCCGCCGTTCGCCTGCAAGCAAACCAACACCGGCTCATCGCCAACTACCAGCTGGCAAACTACCAAAACGACCCGGGCAAGTGGCGAGACCTTCAGTCCTTCATGTACCCGATCATGGTTCCGCCAACCCCTAAAGGAGCGGACACCGCGCCGAACGTCGCTCTCGTGGCGGAGATGACTCCCATCTCGGAGCTTGTTACCGAGACATGCAAAGACAACAACATCCTCCCCGACGTCTACTGCTATATCCCTGGCCGCGACCCGAAAATCAGCGGAATCAATATGGCCCGGCCCGGAATCGTCATTGACTTCATCGATAAGGACCGCACCCGTCTTAACCCGACATACCGCTCCTTCTTTGCGGAAATCACGCACGAGATTCGTACGTTCATTCGCGGAATCTTCGGACGGTACGACATCCCACCAAGTCTGCAGCCGAACGTCGACACCAAGTTCCTGCGCGACTTCTTTGGCACAGACACCGGACGGTACAACGTGTCATGGCCGATCCTGCGCTCCAGCGACGAGCACTGGCACCAACAAGAAGTCAACGCTTTCGCTCCGACGACGTACTCATCTATCACCGGCGGCAAGTCGAATGAGTTTTTGAACCAGGGCATCAAGTTGATCGCGAGGACACTTATCCAGCAGGTGTTAAGATTAATAGGAATAGGATTCTCAGCCCTCACAGGCTGGATCACCGGAAAACTGGAGGACATTTTCTTCGCGTATCAACGCGCAGAAGACCCTGACCAGAAACGCTTTCTTGGTGATTTCGCCCTGCCGGAGGACTACGGAGGAAAAGGCTACACGGCGTACTCCCGCGACGCCGCGCAGGCCCTGCGCCTACAGCGGTACAGCGCCTTAGGGTACAAGACTGCGCAGTTCACCGGCAACGTTCAGTCGTTCCTGCCGTTCCGGGTTTTTGAGGATTTCGATCTTCTCGATCCGGTTGGCTGGGAGGATGATGATAGCGACCGCATCATCCCTGAGCGGCTGAAGCAGGTTACGCTGACAGCCAATCGTGAAAACGGGGTTGTCTTCGAGGTTCGCCTCGGAGAATCAGATCGGCCAGAGGAGCCGTGGGCAATCCAGTCCCGACGTAACGCGCAGTTCCTGCGCGCTATTACCGCAGCTTTTAACGCAGAGTAGGAGAACACTTTGGCAGACCAAAACACTCTAGGAGACATCCTAGTTAGGTTGCGGTTCAGCGAGGACGGGGACGCCCTGGACTTCAAGAAGACTCGCCGCGCTTTTCTTCTTGTTGAGGACGGTGTCGCAGAGCTGCCCATACCCGCTGGTCCTCCCGGCAAAGAAGGCCCTCAAGGTCCTCCTGGCTCTAGCTTGGCTATCGACCTCGTGCTTGATGAGGAGTCGGACAACATGGCTCTAGAGAAGCTACGCGACCGCACCGCTCGGATGCGTGCCCTCGGCACACCAATCAAGCAGTTCTTCGCCATTAACAAGGTCACTAAAACCGGGTTCGTGTATACCCGCGGGGGCTGGGTCATGCTGCGTAACCTCTTTGGTGACCGTGGAGAGATAGCCCCCGGAGAGTTCAACATGCCCGCGAAATTCAACTTCGTGGACGCTGAACCGGCTACCCCTGTTGGCGGGGTCGTGGTCTACGCACACGGCGGCCAGCTGAAAATGAAGAACGCGGCTGGCCAGGTTAAGGTGCTCGGATGACCGTCACAAACCCATCCTGGAAAGTCGACATAGACCCAGAAGACCGACGCGGAAACAGTACAGTCGCAGCTCTACAGAGGCTTGGCATCGTCATGGCCGTCATGACAATCGCCTTCGGTGGGTTGTTTATTGGATCGAACTCTATGTTCATTAAACCAAAAACCCCGCCGGACGAATGGTGGCTGTCTCTTACATCCGGCGGCGTCGAGCTGTGGGATGTGGTTTTCCCTCTGTCCGGGGCTATGCTGTTTGTGTGCGTGTCCAAGATGAAACATGTACGCACTGCACACATCCTGACCGGGTCCGTGTGGGTAGCCCTTGGTCTCGTATGGTCAATCGGGGGCATCGTCCACAATCCTAGCCCATTCTTTGGGGTCGGGATTATGGCCCTGTTTGTCGGAACAATTCACGCGCTTCTGGCGCAAATATACTTTTTTGAGGGGGTCGAGTAGTGACGTTCCCCGACCTTAGCCGGTTGGACACGTCAACAACTCTTGGCCAAGTCACCTTCCTTGTGGTGGCCATTACAGTTCTTGTTGGTACAGTTCGTCAAAACATCCGATTTAGCATCAAGAAACCGATGAACCGGAGTTACAAGACACTAGCCAGGGAAATCGATGAGCTGCGAGCCGAGAGTAAGGTGACGCAGAACACCGAAAAAATGCTTTCCCGCTGGCAACTAGTGGCAAGCGAACTAATCCGCCTCCTGCGCAACGAGCTCGCGGACGCAGGGGTCAGAGAGACAGAGAGAATCAAGATTCTCATCCGAAAACTCAAAGACCTTGACAATCAGATCACGAAGGGAGTGATGGATAGTGTCGAAGATAGTGAACCACCCACACTGGAATGAAGACTTGTGGGATAACCCTGCAGAATCAGCGGCAATCCCGCCTTCAGACGTCAACCGACGTGACATTGTCATCACCCAGCCCGGTGGCCTACGTCCCGACGACAGAACCGACGCAGAGAAACTAGCCGAGAGCGGACTCCTCAAGGTCAACGCCGTCGCCGGTGAAGGAGTGGTCGGAAACATACTCAAGGAACTTGGGGAGCATGACAAGCGAATCACCACAAACACGAGCGGGGTTTCTACCGCTCAGGGCGAAATCACCAGCACAAAGCAAGAAGTCCAGCGCATTAGGACTGAGATTATCCCGGAAACGGAGGCAAAAATCGCACAGGCGAAGCAAGCCCTTGACCGGGAAATTTCCCAGCGTCTTGATCTGATTCCAGAGGGATACATCTCAGCCTATTGCGACACTACGGTCAACGCTGGAGGCAACCTCCTTCAGGCGCTAAAAAACATCGGCTGGAACGACCCTCGACAGAATGAGAGGTTGATTCCTTTCAACCAGACCTTCGGTGCGTCGCAAGGCGCACATCTGGACGCAGCTAACCGCCGCGTGGTTTTCGATAAGCCTGGAACATGGATCGTGTTCACCCGCGCCACCGCCGGACTTGTGCACACCGGCGGCCACCAAGGCAACTACCACACATGGAATGAGCTTAAAACCTACACCGAAACAGACCAGCTACGCGAAACCAGGATCACCACCACCCGCGCGGACTTGGAGGCCACCCTTCACTTCTCGGAAGCCATCGTGGTGCCGCGCGCAGGCTATAGCGTGCGCCTTTGGGTGCGATCCAATAACTGGCGTGACTGGTACGGGGGTTTCGAGTGGAACAACATTACCTGCCTACTGATGTCGAACAACTCCGGACGCACGCCGTCCGGTTCGGCCAAATCAGAATTAGGTGGCGTTTTGGAAGACAACCTACGTTACGAACGACGAATAAGGAGGTAACGAATGGTAAAACCGCATATTTTGGCGGAAGTGATGTTTAACCGCGCGCCGTTTGCGCGCTACGAGCAGTTAGCCCCGGCGTTCAACCGCGCCTTGGTCCAAGCGGGATGCACTAACATCCCGCGCGCCGCCATGTTCATTGCGCAACTAGGCCACGAGAGTGTCGGCCTGGATGCGATGGAGGAGTACGCGGACGGCAGCGCCTACGAATGGCGCGGCGACCTTGGCAACACCCAGGCCGGTGACGGCCCCCGATACAAGGGTCGTGGCCCGATACAGGTAACAGGACGCAACAACTATGCGGCGCTGAGTCGCTGGGCTTTCGACAACGGATATGTGGATTCCCCCACATTCTTCGTCGACAAGCCGACCCTACTGTCGTCCGACGAGTACGGATTCCTTGGTGCCGTGTGGTACTGGACGGTGGCCCGTCCACGCCTCAACGAGTTCTCTGACGCCGCTGCGGATGGAAACCTGGACGACATCACTCGCTGGGGCTTCTTCGAACGCGCCACCCGCGCAATCAATGGAGGTACCAACGGAATCGACGATCGTAATCGGCGTTTCCTGAAGGCCCTGTCCCTCGGAGACGCCATTCTACCGGAGGAGCTTGTGACCGAACCAGACGAGCGGGTTATTCTCCCGTATATCAACACCGACCTTGTGCAGGAAACCGGATACTGGTGTGGCCCTGCGTCCACCCAAACCCTACTAAGCTCGCTTATCGGACGCCTTGTGCCGGAGGCTGAGCTTGCACAAAAACTGCGCACCACGGAGAACGGAACCGACTACATCGGTTTGTTCCCGCCGGTAATCGAGGAGTACGCACCAGGTGCTAACTATGTGACCGTAGACATGCCTCACGACCCGCCGACCTACGCGGAATCGGAGGACTTCTGGCAGAATGTGAAGCGCAGCATCCGCGCTGGCTTTCCTGTGATCGCCAACATCGTGGTGCCGCCGAGCAACTATCCCCGAGCAACCCTAGGTACCACCACGCCGTCCTACGGCGGCGGCACGGTCTACCACTACGTGTGCATCGTCGGCTACGAAGTGAACGGCGGACGCCGACACTTCCATGTGGCGGACAGCGGCTTTTGGCCGTTTGAGTACGCCTGCTCGTTCGAGCAGATGGCAACGATGATCCCACCGAAGGGGTACGCCTACTCGAACAATCCACCTAAAGAACTAGACGAATTGGAGGAACTGCTCAACATGCAGATTCAGTCCCGCATCAACCCCGAGCGTTTCATGTCTGCGGAGGAGTGGGCCGGTATCGGCGACGCTCGCACCTACGGCCTTGAGGCGAAGATCGACTTCATCATCAGGGCCCTCGGTCAAGACCCTGATAAAATTGTTCGTGACCGAATGGTCAAGGAAGGAATCATCAAGTAAAATGGCTAACAACCTTTTCAGCCAGGTTGGTGCAGCTGTCGGTGACTACGTCGCCGGACAGTCCCTGTACCGCCGCTACGCCAACACTGTCAACTCTCTTGTCGGCTCCCTCGCGGGTGCGCTTGCTGCCATTGCGGCTACGTTCGCGTCCACCGGTCGCGTCGACAAGTCCGCGGTGATTGTTGGCGCCGCTGCCGCTTTCCTCGCGGCTCTGTCCACTCGTCTCACCAAGAACGGAGTGTCCCCGAGCAACGCTCAGGACATCACCAATAAGGTCGTGAACGAGCTGACTCAGTTCATCGCCGAGAAGAACAAGGAAGTCGCTGCTGCGGCTCCTGCCGCTGGCGCTGAGGGCAAGCACCGCCGACCCGAAGCAACAGTTAGTGATCTTGTTGGCACTGACATCGAATCCCTGTTCGACAAGATGCGACGCAATATTGCTGAGTAATCGTCACAGGTGACGAAACCCCCGCCTCTGCAAATAGTAGCGGGGGTTCTTCTATTTGAGGGTTACGCCAACAAAAACGCGGTAGTAGTTTCTGTCCTTGTCCATTGTTCTCCGGTTGTCGATGCCGTGGCCCTTGAGTCGCTTGCGCAGACGCCTCCGGTCGCCGATGTCGGACTCTCGGAGTCCGCGCACAAGGCACCACTCCTGCCACAAGACCCACATCTGGTCTTCGACGATCTCCCCTTCTACCTCAGTTTTTAGCTTTTCGGAAATAAACTCGGAAACCGGGTCGACGTCGGAAGCAAACTCAGCTGACGCTTCTCGCACTTGATCCAGGAAGCTGTCGCGGTCAAGTCCCTCCTGAAGATATATCCGGCACCCTTCAAGCAGCCACGCCAACACAGCGGATTGGATTTCTGGGTTACGCCGAACATCTTCCTCCCATTTTACTTTCGACGGCTTATTTTCGCTTAGGAACGGAATCACCACGAGACGGTTTGCTAGAGCCTTATCTGAGCCTTTAACCTCTGGAACCGTGTTTGTGGAGATATATGGAGTAAACTTCGGGGAGCCTGAGATCATCTCGTTCGAGAAGAGTAGGCGGTTTTTCTGAGTGTCGTTACCGGTAGCCTGCTTGATGGCGTTGGCTGACAGCACATGTGTGTCGCCGACCTCCGACATGAAGACAAATCGGCGGAAGAAACTGTCGATGAGCTCTGGGGCTGGCCCACTCCGGTTCGTTTTGCCGAACAAGGCCCCAGCATCAATGGTCCCGCCGTAGTCGCCTAGAGCGGCACCGCACGCCTCAAGGATCGTCGTCTTGCCGGTGTTCGACGGCCCCCACAGAAACACGACAATTTTCTCTGGGTTGCTGTCCACCAGCGAGTACCCGAGCACCTTCTGAGTGAATCGGCGCAGCTCTGGGTCGGGCAGGAACTTGTCGAGGAATTTTGTCCAGCCAGGGTGTTTTGCGCCTGGCACTAGACGAACCTTGGTGTTCATGGTTAGCCGGTCCTTCCGCTTCGAAGTCCGAGCCGAACCAGCGGACTCGATGCTTCTGACGTCGATGGTTTCACCACCAAGTGACCCGATAAGGCCAGGGGTAGAGTCGAAGTCCTGAATGGCGGCGGGCCGGTCGTAGACAGAGTGAACCTGCTTCAGAATATTCAAGCTACGGGAAGTGGATTCGACGCTGTCGGCGCGCTTGCGGAGGTTGTTGGCTTCCGCGAAAAGCTCGTCCGGGTCGTCCGTGTCCGGCGGCGCCTGGCGGGAGCCGAGCGCGATTTTGAGCTCGGAGGCGCGTTGTGCGATCTTGTCGGCCTCGTAGCGGATGCGATCCGACGTCGCAGTGTACAGAAGTTGGAACATTTCGTTCGCTGAACGAAAGAAGTAGCGCTTTGTTTCCTCATCCCAGACGGCGAACTCTTTGGTGTTTCTGTCACGTGTGACTAAAACATCCTGGCCCCAGTAGTTAGCGAACATCTCAGCGTGCGCACGGTCAGTGTCGCGGTAAAGCGACAGGTCAACGCCTTTTGGGCGTTTCACCGCTGCCTGGCGAGAAAACACCCGGTCGAGGCTCGACAGTACTTCCTCATCGACATCCTGACTGAGGAAGCGGGTGCCGTTGGCTGCTTCGACTTCCGCCTTCTCCACTTCGCCGATCAAGGCGCGCTCAAACTCCGCCAGCGCGGACTCCTCACTGCGGCGCGACGCACCAGCGCGGGAGCCGGTGACCTCCTCAACAAAGGCCCGGCGAATCCTCGACAGAGCTACCTTGAGACCTGTATGCGCCTCCAGGGCTAGACGGATTGCTTGGTGTACGGCGGCCAACATCGTGTCGTGCGCGTTGCCTCCCAGCGCCTCGACGAACTCCGGGCCGTACGTCTTCTGCATCATCTCTGTTGGCAGCGCGTCTTTGTGGCCGTACCGGAGGGTGTTTTCTCGTAGCCAACTTATGGCGGCGCGCATCCGGGCTTTGCCGCGTGGTGCTGCGGCCACCTTCGATTTCGACTTGTCGTGGTGCCCTTTAGCCTGGCCAGCGGCGACATAGTCTTGCCAAGCATCAGGAAGCCACGGCAACTCGTTGATTTTAGGCACCTCGGATGGCTCGCCGTCAGTGTACCACTGGTACTGCAACCCGTCGACAATACTGGGGTAGACAACGGCGTACCGGTGGGTGTCCTGAATAACATCGACGCCTGGGCCGACGGCCCCCTTCCACGACATGCCTTTACGCACGCGGAAGAAGTACTGGCCGGTCTGGGTAGACGGGTCGCGGCGCGTGGACATTGGAGCGGACCACGGGAACCCGCCGAGCTGTTTCTCCAGCTCACGGATGGTGTCGACACCGGTTTTTACCCCATAATGGTCAACGTCGACCGTGATGACGTCGAAATCCTCTCGACCAGAATGCAGCCTAAGGGCAAGGTTGGGGTTTGTCGGGTCGTACTCACCCCATATTTCGTCGAGTTTACCTGGGGTCGGAGCCGGAACATTACCGGTAGTCCCTTCCGCGGGCGGGTACTTCTTCCCATTCGACACCGGTATAGCCACCGGCCACCCAGCTTCTGTGTAGACTTCTCTAGCCTTCATTCTTCACTCCGATCTCTCCACCCCAAATGCCGATATGCCCGAATCGACCATCTGGACGTGTTTCAGCGCAACGTTTCTTCAGCCTCAGGGGGCAAGTGTCGCAAACAGTCAACGCCAATGGAATGCGGACCCCGCGCTGGCCGTCTGTTTCCTCGTGCCCCCGATACAACTCGAAAAGCTCCCCGCGCGTTTCGCATGGGGGCTTCAGTTCACGACTCATTCTGCGCTGCCTGTCGCACTGCAAAAGCAACCATGAGCTCTTCTGGTCGTGCCCGGTCTGGGTCGTGCGTTAAAACAAACCCCGCGGCTGCTAGGGAGGCCCAGATGGTGTCCCCTAAGTCCTCCATGCTGATCGGCTCGTTCGCCAGCCAGGCGACATCCTGGGTGCCTTCTCGACCGTATACTCGGTGCTTCTTATCCAGCTCTATCGCCTTTAGTGTCTGTCTCATCGCTTCCGAGGCTTCGCTATAGGCTATTTCCCTACTCGACAATGTATCCTGCTTCCTCTAGTTTCTCGATAGCATCTCTACGAAGAACAAGAGTACCGCTTTTAATCCAGGGATACAAACCCATCCGCGGATGTTCCGGTGCGACAATCCAACCATCCTCGTTACCTCTGCGCAGACGGAAGAGTCGCGCGCTGTCGCTCCAGTCGGGGTCGCCGTGGATGAGTCGAGACAGAGTGTGTGACGGGTATCCGTCGGCCAGGTCGCTTCCTGCCGAAAGCACATTGACCTCGATGTAGGGGTAGTCGACGCGCGGCGAAGTGTCGAAACAGCCAGCAATCTCCTTGATTACCTCCAGGGCCTCCTCTGGGTAGAAGACCCCTTTACGGTTAAACCAGATGTGCCGCTCAAAGCCTAGTCGTTTCGCCGCTGCGTGGAAGCGGTTGCGCGGGTTTCGGCCACGCTTCCACCCCGCCAGCCACGCGATGTCGGCGTAGGATACTAGCCAGGGAGCGCCTGGTTCGGGTTGGCCATCAACTTGCGGATGAACAAGACGCAGTGTCGTGCCGCGTCCAGTCCGTGCCGGTCCTTGTGTGTCTTGGGCTGGATTCCCCATTTTTTCATCCTCTCGTCAGTGCAGGTTTGTTTGGCGTCGGACGGTGACTGCATTACCACAGTTACGCCTTCGCATATCGTGTCATTGAATAGTTCCTGCTGTATCCGCGCGGTAATGCGGACAGGAGACAAGAACTCACGGCTGCTGTCGAACCGGCGTACCACGAAATCCTCGATCACCAGGACAACGTGGCTTCCATGTAGAACTGAGGTGCGTACAAGCGCAGCAATCTCTGTAGCGACCTTTGCTTCCCCTTCTTCTACACTCGCGGATGCGATGATGTCCGTGCCGTTTCCGCTGAAGCCATAGGACAGCTGGCCCATTTCCAGGAACACGTCCGCCAAGGAGCCGACCTCCTTACCTCGCAAAGAAGCGACGGCGACTCCGGTGGTAACGCCAGGGTCAATGCCGATGATCATCAACGGAGCGGACTCCATGGACATCTGTATTACGTCTTTATAGCTCATTTCTCTTCCTCCATCTCGAAAACAGTGACTTGCGACGCCTGGATAGCAGGACCGAAGTCGGTGGACACTTTACCGGTGGTGTGCACCACATGCGGCTTGGATAGGTCCAAACCCTCGAACTCGCGGTGTAGCTTGGGGTAGTTATACCTGGAAATATTCACGTGGACTTCTACACCGTTCGAGGCCATTGTGATGATTTTCGCCTTAGTTGACAGCTCAGGTCGCTCCATCTCCGCCACGACCTGTTCGCGGGTTTTGTTCTCGCGGGTGCAGGTGTCCTGGATGACGTCGACAAGCTTGATCGCCACGATATGGCCGATGTAGGTCTCAACTTGGCCGCTTTGATTAGTCATCATGGCTGGGTTAGTGGTCGACTGGGGCAGCGCCACACGGCCATCCGCGATGGCGTCTTGCACAGCGGAAATGACCGACACACTCAACGAAATACCGAACGGGTCTCCGCTGGCACAGAAAGCCTCGGCCTTCTCTAGTGCCTTGGGTCCGAACCCGCGAACCGGTAGGCAGTCCTCCCACAACGAAACAGAGTCAAGTGCCATAATGCCTTCCGCAACGCGGGGGCCAATGCCGGGAATCTGCGTGTAACCGGCGATAACGCCGGAGCCTTCCTGGTTGATCCACCAGCTGGCTCGGCTCACCCCGGGAATAGGCGGACTGACTGTGACGCCGTGTGCAACTGCGTCCTGCATGATCGGCAACTGCGGGTCCACCGAGTCCTTCTTCTTGTTCTTCTTCGCAGCGGAACGCAGAGAAGCCGCGTAGAAAGCCGCCGGGCGGTACACCTTCAGCCACATGCACCAGTACGCCACAGCCGCGTAGGAAATAGCGTGGGAGGCATTAAACAGGTAGGAACTGGACGCAGCCATGTAGTCCCAGATTTCCCTGGCCAACTTCTCGCTGGCGCCATGCAGGCTCGCCGCGCCTTCCTTAAACTTGACCCAGAACTCGTCAAAAGCGCCACCCGCCTTCTTCGCGCCGATGATTTTGCGCAACAGGCCAATCTCATGGTCGGACAGACCGCCGAACTGCTTGCCGATATGCATGACCTGCTCCTGGTACACCAAACAGCCGTTGGTTTTCTCTAGGATTTGGTCTACTACCGGGTGCAGAGACTTGCGGTCCTCGCCGCGCGCCACTTTGATGTAGCGACCAGTCATGCCGCTGGACAAGGAGCCTGGACGGGATAGCGCGTTGATGTCGGCGAGCTGCATAAACGTTGGCACCGCATCCCGACCAGTGTAAATATCTCGGACGATCCCGCGGGTGGAGCGGCCCTCGAACTGGAAGATGCCGGTGAGATCATCGTCGGCGAAGGCTTTCAGTACCTTCGGGTCGTTGAACTCAAGGTCGTACATGTCCTGAAGAGTGAGCCCTGGCGTCATCTTGATCACGTCCGCGATAGTGGACATGGTGATCAGCCCCAAGCAGTCCAGCTTCAGCATGTTCAGGTATCCCGCGTCGCGCTTGTCGAAAGCTATGGCGTCCGCCTCGTCGCCGTTGGTCTTCTTGGTTTTGTACACCGCGCAGGTCTCGTGGATCGGCAGGTTACTAATCACCATCCCGGCGGCGTGCACGCTGAATGTTTTCATGTCGCCCTCGATACGGAACGCGCGCTCAAGGTCTGGGTATTCCTCAAGGATGTCAGCGCACTCCTTGAACGAGGTGGCCGCGTCCTCGGCGGAATTGAACTCGCGGGGGTCACCAAATGGCGGCTCGCCGATTAAGGAGGCGTAACGCTCGATCTTGGATAGGGGGATGTTGCGGGACCGGCCCACGTCCTTCACCGCTGTTTTGCCCTTGTACCGTGTGAAATTGCGAATATTGCCGACATTCTTGTCGCCGTACTGAGTACGTGCGTACTCAAACACCTCGTGGCGGCGCTCATTCTCGTAGTCGGTGTCAATATCCGGCGGGTCTTCGCGGCCCGGGTCTAGGAACCGCTCAAACAGCATTTCGGGGTAAAGCATGGGGTTGATCTCGGTCAACCCGAGCAGAAAGCACACCAGAGAACCAGCCGCCGAGCCGCGAGCGGGGCCGACAGCGATGCCATTGGACTTGGCCCAGCCGATGATTTGTTCGTTGATGAGGAAGTAGTCGGAGAAGCCCTTCGGCTTAATGACTGCTAGTTCCTTCTTGATTCTGTCTAGGTACTCTTGTTTGCGATCCACGTAATCCTTCTTGAACCGCGGATTCTCGGCCCTGCGCCGAAGCCCTCTCTTGATGTGTTCAACGAGCATCTTCTGCGCTGTCTCGTCGGTGCCGTCGGAGCCGCTGTAGCGCACGTTCGGGGTTTTCGGCAGAACCACGTTCAGTCGTTCCGCGACCTTGGCGGTGTTTTTGGTGGCCTGGATTGCTTTGTCTTTCGGCACTCCTGCTGCGATTAAGTCCCTGGCGAACTCTTTGTCGCTGAGCGGAAACGTACACGGGTCGGCACTGTAGTCGCGTTTCGCGGACAGCTCCTCCTCCGGTACTTTCCACGCAATGGAGTTGAGGGCCAGCTGGACGGACCAGTCTTCCGGCTCGGGGTAGTGCACGTCGGCGGTGCCGACAAGCGGGACGCCAAGGTCGTCGGACAGAAGGCAAATTTGCTCGTTGATGAGGCGAGTGCGCGCGTAGTTTTTGAACCGCTGAACCTCCAGGTAGAAGCGATCGCCATAGCAGTCGAGGTAGTTTTCGACCAGATTAAACGCCTCCGCGTAGCGCGCCGCTTTGTCTTCCTCCGCCAGGGCCTCAACTTGCTCAATTTTGTCAATCCGCTCATAGTCGGTACCTTTACCACCGGCAATAGTGCAGGACAGCCAGCTATCGGCGCAGCCGGACAGCACAACAAGGTCGCTGGTGAGGCCGGGATCGAGAAGCCACTCGGGGTGGATCGTTGGCTTGTGGTACATACCCTCGTCATACGACATGGTGACAAGGCGGCTGAGCTGCCTGTACCCCTGCTGGGTCATGGCGAGAATGGTTTGGTGGAACTTGGCTTTGGTTTGCGGCGGCGCAACATATGCTTCCACCCCGAAAATAGGCTTAATTCCGGCGTCTTTGCAGGCTTTTTCGAGTTGTACGTGGCTTGACACGTTGCCGTGTTCGGTGACGGCAATGGCCGACATACCAAGTTGTTTGGCTCGCTCAACGTGTGCCGCGGGACTGCCGTGTCCGTCTCCGAACGAAAACGACGTGTGACCGTGTAGTGAAACAAATCTCATTGTTTTCTCCTATAAGGGAAACACCCCCGGATTCCAGCTTTGTTCGTCCGGGGGTGTTCATCACTCCAGTTGGTACTGGCTAGTAGTGATCATAGATCATCAGGGTCGTCCCATGCAACTACATCGTCGTCCAGCATGTCGATGAGGCGGTCGGGCTGCAGACCAGAGGTCACATGTGTGACGGGGCCAGAGTACTTCTTTAGGTGCTTGACGATGACCACGGGAGCAGACAGCGCGCCATGCTCCTTGGCCAGGGCCATGCATTCATCGTCGGACATGTCCTCCAGCTGGTGTATCCGCACATCAACATGGCCCTTGAGGCGGTCTGGGATATGCTCAATCCATTCGTTGAGCTTCCGCTTCATCGCCATGCACTGGCCGCAAGACTGGCGAGTGTAGAAGTCGATTTCGAGGTCGCGGGTTGATGCGAGCATTTTGTCTCCTAGTCCAAATCATCCAGGTCATCGAAGTCATCATCGTCGTCATCGTCAAGGTCATCGACTGCTTCGTCTTCGTCGATTTCCTCGGTGACGTCGGTGATGTCGACGACATCGTCTTCCACAACGGCTTCCGCGGACTCAGCAGACCACAGTCGAGCGGTGTCGGCCATGACGATGAAGCGGACGTTCAGGTACGGGTTGCTGGCGTCCTTAGCGTTGGGTGCGTGGCGGACTTCGATGAAAACATCGTGATCCTTGTTGAAGTTGAACACCTTACCGCCGACGACCAGGAGCTTGAAGATGCCGTCCTTGTTGCCTTCTTCAACCTTGTACTTGCTGTCCGCCAGGGCCTTGGTGAAGTCACGCAGGGTGCCTTTGCCTTCGGATGCGGCCTGACAGAAGTCGTTGAACGCGCGGAGGCGGATTTGGTAGTACTCACCATCGGTCTGCGGATTAGGGATGGTGAGGCGGTCGAAGATGGCGCACCCGTTGTACTTTTTTAGCTCACCCGTCTCGTTGATGACGTAGCGAACAACGAAGACGTTCCCGGTGTCCTTGGTTTGAATCTGCACCCCGGTAAGCTTTGCCTTGTACTTTCCGGGAGGCGGGGTTGGGCCGGTGTAGCCCTGGAATGACGCCTGCTCGATGGTCTTCTGGTCCGGGACTGCGATGTTGGAGAAGGATAGCTTCTGAGCCATTTCCTATGCTTCTTTCTTGTTTTCTGCGTCTTCTTAGGTGGTTTGGGGGGTTTCCGCCGCGAGTTTCGCTGCGAGTTTCTCCAAAGTTGGTTGCGTAATCGGTTTGGAGAACAGCGACGTCTGGTCCTTGATGGAGGCTCCGGGACGGGACTTGAATTCTAGCTGCCGAACAAGGCGCATCTTACCTTGCTTGTCCGCGATCTTGCCGAACCGCAGCAGGCCAACCAGGTTGCAGCGGGACACCAGCCACTGAGCGAGCCCACCTTTTTGGCCTGCGATGTTCGGGTGCACGTAGGAGTCCCCCTCCTGGTCTTCGGACACCTCGGACAAGGCGATCATGATGATGTTGGCGTCAGAAGACATGAAGCGTTCAAGAATGTTCATGAACATGTTCTTGGCTTCGTTGTATTCCTGTAGCTGGCGGGTGGAGTACTCTTTGCGCTCCGGGTTGCGCGCGATGCCGCGTTCCACAATGTCGGACCAAATCAGTTTCTCCTGCATGTGGGATACGGAGTCGATGACTACCCAATCCCACTGATATGGGTGCTGTTCGATGTATTCCGCGGCCTCAAGCATCTCATCCCAGGTGTTGATGCGCTTGATTTGGGTTCTGTTGCCTTCTTTGGCGATGGAGCGCAGGCCATCCTCAATGCTGAGGATTAGTACTTTTTCGCCGTTGTTGGGGCCGGAGCCCGCGAAGGTAGTTTTGCCGACACCAGACTGGCCGAAAATTAGAATGTTGATTTTCTCCTCGACAACCTCCGCGGTTGCGATGTCATCAAGAAACGACATGGTCTTCTCCTATTTCACGGATTTTGACTGGTTTGCCGGTGAGAAGTTTAGCTGCCTCCGCGGATGCGAACTGGCTTACACGCTCGTTCAGGTCCACTACGATTTCAAGCCCCTCGTTATGCAGGAACTCAACGCACTTCTCGGCCTGCTCGACCTCGTTCATTGGCCAGCCAGAGTCGGTGATAATCGGGACATCGACGTAGAACTTGTTCCACTCCGAGTCCTTTTTGTACTCCATCGTGCGCACGGCTGTTAGCTTGCCTTTGTACACTTTTTCTTCGATGTTCGGCCAGATAGTCTCCCATTCGCGAAGCCATACACTTGGCATTTCTATAGGCATTTCACGCCCTCTCTCTCTGCTTTGTTTCGTTCTGCCTGGCTTAAACGCCGAGCTTGGCCTCTAGCACCTTGAGCTGCTTGCGGCTGGTCACAACGCCGCTCTTGATGAGCTCGGTGATGACCTTCTCCACTGCACGGGGAGCGGAGGTAGCGTCGACTCGCTTGGTCTTCAGGTCTTCATCAGCAACGAAATTGTCCTGAAGCTTGGTGGTGTAGGAAACGTGGTAGACAGCCATTGGGCTAACTCCTTCTTTGGTAGGAACGACGAACTAGTTCGCCGTCGAGGCCGAGGGACCCCTGTTCGTCAAGTATACATAGTTGTGCAAATTCGCAGAAACCGCAGTCCCGTGTTGGGTTTTTTGTGACTGGTACCAAGTCTCTCTCGACCGCATCAACCATCATCAGGTCTTCGCGGAGGCGTCGGACATGATTCCTCATTTCACGAGTGTTGCGGGCAACGAGTTTCCGCGCGAACCGGGGGGCCGGTTGCACTGCGCTCGGATCACCGAACACTGCTAGTTTGGCATCCTCGGCTAGTTTTGTCAAATCCTTGGCCGAAATTTTTTCTGGAGCCTCCAATTCGACGCCTGCTTCCAGCAAAGCGGAGATGTAATGCTCCTTCTTCGGCTTGTTGCACACTAGGCCGTCTTTGTTGCGCGGACGCTGGTCAGACATGGTTTTCTGTAGATAGTTATACACCATGTTCTGCACGGTTTCCTTCTGCCCGATCAACTCCATATCGCGCAGAGTCTGGGTAGCCACAACCAAGTACAGGGACGCTTGTTCGTCCAGAGGAAGAAACTGGTTACTGTTGTTGAGACTCTTTGCGGTCTTGTGCTCCATGATGTGTAGGGTGCCACCAGCGGAATGGTCTCGGTACGTCAAGTCCAGGAAGCCATTGATTGTGCGCCGGTCGTTGCCTCCGTCAAGAGTTCGGTATTTCAGTGGAACCGTGAATTCCACCTCTGGCCGAATTACCTCCAAGTGCGACTCCTCGCCGTAGTGCTCTACGTACCCTCGGAGCATATCTATTCCAAGGTCCAGGTTCGACTGGTAGTCCTCCTCCGTCGGAAACAGCGCGGAGTTTTCCGGCTCCACGGCGGCCTTCTGAAAGCCCTTCTCAAAAGTCTCCCACGGCGGCACTCCGCGTTCTCTGCCAGGGATGTACCAGCTCTCTAGAGCTTCATGGACGAGACTACCGAACAAAAGCGGGACGCTTACCGAGGCGATTGGCTGCAAGCCGTGCACGTACCGCATTGAGTAGGCCCAAGGGCATTTCTTGAACAGGCGTCGACCAGACGCCGACAGATGCTTCTCAGTCTCGCTAGAGTAGACTTCTGGCATATTCGACTCCTCTTTCTCCGTCGATAATTCTCTTTTGTAAGTCGTCCCGCTCCGCCGTTTTCAGAGCAATTGATTCCTCGATTGTCCCTAGGGTGCGGAGATAATGAATGGTTACCTTGTGGTTGCGCGATACGCGGTGAATGCGGTCCTCAACCTGCTCCTGGTCGTCCGGAATGAAAGTCTCGTCCAGGATAACCAGGTCGTCGGCGCGGTCAAGGGTGAGCGCTACGCCTCCAGCGAGAGCGTTGAGCAGCATGACCTTCGCCCCGTCGTCCGACTGGAACTCGCGGACTGCTGCCGCGCGTTCGTCTCCGCCGATCTGGCCGGTGATTCGAACTGTGTCGACGCCCTTCTTCTCCATCGTCTCCGCGAACAGGTTGATGGTGCGGGTGAACTGGCTGGCGATGACGATCTTCTGTACGTGCGGCCCGTGCTCGTTGCGGGTGTCCTTGTTGATGCCTATTTCGTCAAGATACGAAAATAACCAGTCTAGTTTGTTCGACGGCAGCTCCGGCAGAAACTCGCTGTCTTCGAAACCGTCAGAGTCGATGAAGCGGCGCAGTTTTCCGTAGGTACCCGCGAATTGTTTTAGACGCGTCATCTCCGCCAGGACGCCGTTAGCGATGAGCGTGCCGGAGTCAAGGTTGGCTATGGCCTCCTCCTCCATCTGGCGATAGGCTTTACCCTGTTTGGTGCCCATCGTCAGCCAATGGCCGACCAGCCTAGACTTAACCCCTTCGGAATCAATCTCATCGGCCATCTCGTGCAGGGTTCCAGCATAGGTCTTGTCCGGCAGCCACGGCGCAATCTCCTTTTTGGTGCGGCGCAGCATGAACCGCGCCAAATCCTCGTAAAACAGCGGTTCGCGGCCAGGTAAAAGGTCACCGACGGTTGTTGTGTTGACTTCGCCGTTCATCGTGTGGATGGCGCGGTCTGACACTTCGAACCATTCGGCGGCCCAGCCGTAGAAGTTTTTGTACTCTTCCTTTGCCAGCCAGTTTAAGGTGCCCCAGGCGTTCTCCAGCTTTCCGCGGAACGGGGTACCGGACACGGCGAGCTTAAGTCCGCCTGGGGCTACCGCAATGTTGCCCATGCCAGCGCGGATTTGTGACTGCTTGTAGGGCTGACTTTTCGTGGTTGTGAGCGCGCGATGTGACTCATCAACAATGACAGCAGCCCATTCCCTCTTGTTTTTCGGCTTCTCGGCGCCGTAGTCCAGGAAAAACAGCTCAGGGAAATGATGCGACCACCAGCCTTTGTGGATACGGCCCTCTACCTCCACCGGCTTGTTGTACTTCATGCGCGCCATCTCCAGGTTGCATAAAACCCAGCGCCGCCGAGTCTTCGACTGGAACTGCAGCTTCGACAGAATCTCTTCTTGGCGTTTGCGCCCGCCGGTCACCACAAGAACCTCGTCGTCCGGTGCCCAGCGCTTGATCTCCTCCGGCCAGGTCACCTGCGTGGCGATGGACGGCGACAAGACTAAGATGTCCCCTTCGGTATCGCGGGAGACGATACCGGCGATGGCTTGCAAGGTTTTGCCTGAGCCGGGATGGTCGGCCAGCCATACCGAGTTGTTGGTGCGGATGAACTCGACCCCCGCTCGTTGGTACGGACGCAGCGCCTCCGCGGTTTTCGGGTAGTCGCGCAGCAGCGGCTCCGCTACCTCCGCGTCGGAGTCCGCGTGCTGTAGCGCGCCGCGGGCCTTTGTCGACGCCACCCACTCGCGGAGGAGCTTACTGGCTTTTACGCGCCCGAAATTAGATGTGGCCTTCTTGGTTTCACGCAGTAGGCCGAGGGTGAGGGTCGGCGCAGTGTACTCGCCGAAGTCGCTGAATTGGAAGCCGAGACGCTTCAGCGCCACCTCTAGCTTTGGGACTTTCCCCGTCCAGGAGGCCACAAGACCTCCTTGACGGGTGTCCAAGAGGACGTCCATTACATGTTCTCCCACTCGTCTTCGCTGATCTCCTCGGCCTTGCCCATCACGTAGGAGGAACCAGAGCCGGAGAAGAAGTCATGCGTTTCATTGGCGTCGACGACCATCTGCGCCAGCACCTGCGGAGACACATTGGTTTCGTTGTCCGGGAAGTACGGCCCCTCGCCGAGGTTGGTGAGTGCCTTGTTGGCGTTGTACTTGGCGAACTTTATGACATCCTCGGTCCAGCCGGTGCCCTCGTACAGCTCCTGCACGTAGGGAATCATCGGATACATCAGCGCGGAAACCAGCTCGGTAACCCGCTGCGGACGCATGTGCGGAGGGCGAATCGCCTGCGCCTTCAGACCAATATAGAAGCCGTGCACCCCTTCGTCGCGCATGATGAGGCGGATGATGTCGGCGGTGTTGGGGAGGGATCCTTCCGACACAAGTCTTAGCGCCGGGTAGAATCCGGTGTAGAACAGGAACGACTCCAACATAACGCTGTGAACCCTAGTCCAGTAGGCGTCTAGGTGTTCGTAGCGCTGGTTGACAATACTGGCCTGAGCCTGAAGCCACTTGTTTTCGCTGGCCCACTCGAACGCCTCCTTGTTTTGTTCGCTGGAGACGAGGGTGGCGAAGATGGAGCTGTAGGAGCGCGCATGGATCGCCTCCATACCGCCGATGAACGCCATGTTGGCTGCCTCGTGGTGGGAGCGAGCGTGTTTTGCCACGGCCCCCGCACCGACCTCCGCCTGCAGGGTGTCTAGCACTGTGAGACCAGCAAAAGCGCGGACGACGGCTCGTTGTTTATTCTCATCCAGGCGGCGCCACGACGGCAGGTCGTTGGATAGGGCGATCTTCTCCGGCAGCCAGAAGTTGCCGGTCATGCGATTCCAAACCTCAAGGTCGATGGCCTGGTCTGGGTTGTTCCAGTCAACAGGGGAAAACATTAGATAAGTCCTTCCAAGCTTGCTTTGTCTTCGATGGCGGCGCGCATCAGTCTAATGGTCACCATCGAACCGAGCATAGCCTCCATGTACGGGGTTTTGTTGATTTCGTCGGAAACCAGGCAGCTTCCGAACAATCCGAGGATTTCGTTGCGAAACAGATCAAGGAAAGCCCCCGCGCTGGCGTCGCCGGATTCGGATTCCGCGTACAGGCGCTGGCCGAGCTCCTTCTCCTCGTCGAAGAAAATGGCCCACTCCTCCGACATGCCTGTGTACGTTAGAACGATCGATTCTGCGAGCTTTTGTCCGCTGACGGTGTTGCGCAGTGGGCTGTAGCTGTACGACTGCGATGCAACTTCTTTGGCGTTGGCGATGGTGTAGCAGAACGCAGCAATGTCTTCATATCCGACCTGAGTTGATCCGGCGACGAACTCTTCGACCAGGGAGTCGAACATCTCGTTGAAGTCTTCGGGGGTGATGTTGTCTGGGGCGTCGAAAAGTTTCATGTGCGCCCTCTTGTCTTTGAAGCAAAGTGATGCTTTCATGTTTTCCTCTTTCTCTAGAGACCAAAACCAGGTATGGTTTAAACCGTACCTGGTTGGCTTTTAAACGTCAAAGAAAGACGTTGTGATTTATATCACAGGCTACAGGAGACGCATTCGGCGCTGTTGGTGCCTTCAATGGCCTTCTGTAGAATACGCACATAGTACAGGGACTTCAGCTGGCGTCGCCACGCGTGCATGTGCAGGCGAGTCAAATCCGCGGTGGTAGCGGTGTCTGGCAGGAATAGCGTGGCGGAGATGCCCTGGTCTACGAACGGCGCAGCCTCGGCGTACATGTCGATCACGGCCTTTTGGCTGGTCTGGTACGCAGTCTCTACGTCCTTGTAGTTTTCGGCGGTCAGACCGTACGCCGGATAGTAGGCGCGTCCGACCTTGCCTTCTTTGCGTGTCTCCACAGCAGCTGTTACCGGGTGGATTGATGCGGTGGAGTGGTTGATGTAGGAGATCGACCCGGTCGGCGGAATCGCCTGCAGGAACAGGTTAGCCATCGGCGTTCGCTTGGCGCGAGTAAAGTCCAAGTCCGCCAGTTCCATGAGCAGCCACTTCGGTGCCGGAATGTCGACGCCCTCGTGCCGCTTGTTCGCCTCAAGGTGCGCCTCCTGAAGCTTGGCTTGTTTCTTCCCGTTAGCCCAGTCACTAGAATCCCATCCGCCAGCAGGAGCCCATGTCTTGCTGACCCCTTCGCCCTCCCACTCATTCGAGAGGCACAGCATTTGACTGGTCAGGATCGCGGCCTGGGTGAACACACGCATGTAGGCGGAGAAGAACGCACGGGCCTCCGGTGAGTCATACTTAATGCCTTGGGAGATCAGGTAGCCGTGCAGGTTCATCTGACCAATGCCGATGGCGCGGGTGTTGACGTTGCCTTTGGTGATGGAGTGGTTGATCTCCTGGTCACCGTTTTGGTTGGCGGCGTCGGCTACAGCAGACAAGAACTCGACGATGTTCTTCACCACGTAGAAGAATACAGTGCCCTGTACTAGCTCCGGCGGCTCCGCGAACGGACTTAGGGCCTGCGCCTGACCGACGTACTCGATGATTTTGGCGATGTTGACCGAGCCAAGATTGCAGGAAATATCAGCGCCGATGCCAATCATTTCGCCGTTCGGCTTCCACTTGGATGCCGCGTTAGGCTGCATGATTTCAGAACAAAGGTTCGACATGTTGATGCGGCCCAAATTCGGAGCGGGGTTAGCCTCGTTCGCAGCGGACTCGAACATCAGGTAGGGGTAGCCTGACTCGAACTGGATTTCGGAAATACGCTGAAGGAGCTTTCGAGCTGACACCCATTCCTTACGGATTCGGTCGTCTTCAACCATGTCCCAGTACTCTTCGTCAATGGACAGGTCCGACACAGGAACACCGTACACGTGCTCAACATCATATGGGGAGAATAGAGCCAGGTCCGCGCCTTCGCGAGCCAACTCGAATAGGACGTCTGGCACAACAACCCCCAATGACAGGGTTTTGATGCGGATTTTCTCGTCCGCGTTTTCGCGCTTGGTGTCCAGGAACTTCATGATGTCCGGGTGGCAGGCGTGCAAATACACCGCGCCCGCGCCTTGTCGTGCGCCGAGCTGGTTGGCGTAGGAGAAGGAGTCCTCCAGGAGTTTCATGATCGGAATGATGCCCGAGGACTGGTTCTCAATGCCCTTAATCGGAGCACCTTCCTCGCGGATGTTGCTGAGCAACAGCGCCACGCCGCCGCCGTTTTTGGATAACTGTAGGCTGTCGTGGATTCCGCGTGCAATAGACTCCATGTTGTCCTCAATGCGCAGAAGGAAACAAGACACCGGCTTTCCGCCGCGAACTCGCCCGGCGTTGAGGAACGTCGGTGTCGCAGGCTGGAAAACCCCGGCCATGATCAAGTCGATCATGGTTTCCGCGTGGCGGATGTTACTGCTGTAGGCCAGCGCGTTCAGGACAACACGGTCCTCGAAGCGCTCCAACCAGCGGGTGCCATCCAGGGTTTTCATGGCGTACTGGCTGTAGAACTTGTACGCGCCGAGGAACGTCGGGAACCGGAATTTCTTGTCGTACGCGCGCTTGAACAGCTCCTTGGTTACGCGGAAGTCGAACTTGCGGACAACCTTCTCGTCCCACATACCCTCATTAACCATGTAGTCGATTTTCTCCTCCAGCGTGTGGAAGAAAACCGTGTTGGGGTTCACCACCTCCAGGAAGTAGGCATGCGCCGCTTCCTTGTCTTTGTCAAGCTGGATTCGACCTTCATCGTCGAATAAATTTAGTTGCGCGTTCAAACCACGATAGGTTTCGTTTTTCATTGCTTTTCTCTTCTTTCTGTTGTGCGCCGAACGCTTTGATTTCTTCCTCTGTGAACTCGGCCTCGATCATTTTGATGAGAGCGGACTCGGCTTCTCGAGCGTATCGATAGACCTTCGACTCTTTCAAAACGTCGGCGTATCCGACCTCGTTGTCGTAGATACCGGTGTACTTCGAAAGAACCTCTTCGACGCCCCAGTAAATACTGCCTTGAGACGTAATGTCCCAATAGTCGAATGCGTCGATCTCGTGCACGTGTCCCACTTTAACTCCGTGAAGGAAAACGTCTAGACCGCGCTCGCCTCTGTTGAAGTAGTAGCCTTTCGGAATCATAGGAGTCCCTTCTTTTTCATGTCTTTGACATGGTTGAACACGTCTCGTGCAGTGTTGAACATCAGGCTGTGGCGGCCTTGGCTCAACAACAGCTCCCACTGTTCGTTCGGCAGCTCGATGACCGGATCGGGTTCCATGAAAACTTTTCGACCCCAAAGAGCCACCTGGGCCACCTCGACGTCGTTGATGACAACTCGGTAGTCTCCGGGCCCGACATACAAAACGCCGTCCTGTTCCGGGAGTCTGGCTAGGTTAAACCAGAAATCGAGTCTTTCCTTCAGGAAGCCTCTGTCATCGCTTCTCAGCCCGCTCTGGGCCAGGAGGTCCGGATAGAACCAGCCGCCGTTCAGGTTGTGGATGGCGACGGGGGTGCAGCAGTTGTTGGCCTCCCACTCAGGGTTGTCCCCTTTGCAGTATTCAGTAAAGCCGTCATCCGTTAAAACTCGAAGGTAACGACGGTTTAAGTGGATATAACGCTTTTCGGTTTTCTTTAGTGCCTCCCTCCTGTCAATCTCTCGGGATAGTGCTCCGACCATTGCAAACTTAGGCACGGCTATCCTTCGACATTCATTCCGTAGCGGCGCAGCTTCGCGTGATCCAGGCGCTTCAGGATATCCCGGCGAATCCAGTCGGCAGCGTCTTGCCTGCGATCAAACAAGCGGGGGCCACAAGACGGCTCTACGTCGAAAACCAGGTCGTCAGCAGTTACCTTAACCACCAAATAGCTGTCGTTGACTCTCCTGATGACGCCGAGCCGCAGGTTTCCTTCACAAACAACCCAGTCGCCTCGTGGATTTCTACGAAACCGCATCACCACGTCAACTCCCTCGATGTAAAAAGATGCCGGACGGCCTTCAGTTCATCGAGGTCCCATTCTGACAACTTTAACTCCTGAGCGAAATCCTCAACCATGTTTTCCGTGGTGGAGCGCAACGGGCCTAGGCAAACCATACCTTCTCGGCTTCCCATGCGCACCATATACAGGCGGCGATTGTTCGGGCCGAAAGACCCAACAACAAGGACATCGCGGGTTTCGTGAATGTTAGCATCGAAGTCAATCACGACATTGTTAGACAGGATCGCATCCCCAGTGATGTCGGCTGCGCCGCTAATTCGCATTGTTCCAGTTACAACGGCATTTTTGCCAACCAGGACGTCCCCGCCGAGCTGAGCTCTGCCGCGGACTGCGGCTTGGCCGCACACAATGGAGCGTCCGCCAACTGTTACCTTGTCGGACACCAGTGCCTCAGAGCAGATAGATGCCTCCTCTTTGACCTTGGCTTTGCCGGAAACAACCGCGGAATCACAAACCTCAGCACTGCCGCTGATTTTCGCGGAACCATGCACCTGCGCGTCGTCCATGACCATCGCCTCGTCGGTGACGATAGCCTTGTCGAAAACCTTTGCGTTGTCGCACACTAGGCCGTTGCCGGACACACAAGCATGGCCGTACACAGCGGCCTCGTCGGCCACCCAGCCGTTGTCCTCTAGCGTGGCGTTTTCGCCAAGCCATCCGCCGAGGTCACCGGTTAGGAATTTCCCGTTCGGGTCATCCACCACGGCGACGATACGTCGTAAAGTTTCCTTGCCAACCATTTTGGTTTCGGCTATCAAATCATAGTGCTTTTCTAGCATCATGCCCTCCTTTCAAGGCTGAAACCCACTCTACATCCAAACCACATAAAAAGCAAACCCCGACGTAAAAGCCGGAGTTTAGCCTTGTTTGGCTACTGGCTAGCGCGGATGATTTCCTGTGCTTCTTCCGTGTTGATGATCTCCTGCGCTGCTGTCAATGTCCTCGCCATAAGCCATAGCCAGCGAGCCACCCCCGCGATACCCGCAGCCCATAAGATAAAACCCCAAAAAGGGTGGCCGAAGTCATCTAATCGGTGTGCTGCATCCACAAAAACGATAGCCCAAACGACAGGTTGGCCGAGGGCCGCGAAAAACGCTATAAGCCACGTTTTCCGGTCCTCCTCCTTCATGCTGTTGAGGATTCGATTTTGGCTTTGCACGTACATCATTATGACCGCTCCTCAAAGTACTCGTCGATCCTCTTCGAGTATCGAGCCAGCTCGACGAAGAACGTCAGGAAAAGGAAGAAGCAGTAGAAACCAAAAGCTCCTGCTGACTTCATGAAAAGCGAGCAGGTCAGAAATGCTATTGACAGCATGAAAACAACGATTTCAACGATTTTCAGGTTTTCGGAACTCATTTACTTTTCCCCGCGATTACGAGTAGAGCAGACATGATTATGCACACCAATAGCATCCAGCCGTCCAGTTTCCACATGGCGGCACCGAATAGCGCGAAGCCCAGGACTACAGCTGGCCAGTTCGTTCGTGCGGGCGGAAACGCCTCTTCTACAAGGCGGCGCACCTCTTGGTCAATGTTTTTCTCGTTCATTTCTTTCTCCTTACTCGTATCTGCACTCACAGTCCCACGAGGACTCACAAAATAGGCATTCTTCATCGTCTTCTTCAGGAGGAGATGGCTTTTGGCCGACTTGTTCCTTAAGGGCTTCTTGTAGTCGTCGGATGGAATCCTTAACCTCATGTAGGCTTTCTTCCTCCTGCAGTGGCCCGCGGATCGCTAGAATTTCGTCCTCCCAGTCGGGCTCCAACTCAATGTTTGGTCCGAAAATCCCAACCTTGATACCTCCAACGAAAACGCCGGAGACCACAAAAGCTATCTCACTAGTCGGAGTTACCACGAGTTTCCAGGTAATATTGCTAGGCAGAACACGGCTGACGGCGTCGCACACCATGTCTACCAGACGATCCCACCGGCGGGTGGCCCTTCCGTCGTTCATCTCGAACGCGAGACGCGCGGCAGACATCGCCTGCAAATCGCCGACATAAGGCGAGTGCTCAGACGGAGGTTCGATGGGCGGGATTACGAAAGACTTTTGCGCTCCGTCGTCGAAGAACGAGACAGCGTGCTCGCCTTTGTTTCCTCGGTACACGCAGACGTGCTCGTCAAGGCCGAGCTGGGGCTTCGTGAAGCGAAGAAGAGTAAAGTTGCTTTTCGAGTATTCGACGCCAAACATCACCCCTCCACCTCGCTCAGAATGCGTGCTGCCGCCTTGTAGCAGTTCCGCCGGTTATTTGCCTGGATAACGAAAGGCTCCGGGAAAACAACTTCGTCGTTGTCCTGGATGTACAGACTTCCGTTTACGATCCAGGTGATCAGCAGATGCGTTTCCGCCAGGTCGCCGTCGACGAAAACCCGGGAAATCATTCCGTCGCGGAACGGGTTTTGGCTTATCTCGACTATGTTGTCCAGGCCCTGAGTGGCCTCTCGAATCGACTTGAGAACAGCATCCTGCAGGTTTTCCTTATTAGCGCAGGACATTTCCCGAGCCAACCTGACAACATCGCCCGTGTACTGTCGCGGGTAGCAGGCGTTTGCGGTGCCGTCGCACAGGCCGGATATGTTTACTGTTACAGGTGCGCTAGCCAGTCTTATCGACGGGTCATCGTCCTTTTTGAAGACGACTTTAGCCCTAGTTTCGTCGTACGACACAAAAGCCACAATTTGGGCTTCTTCTGACTCAGCCACCGCCCAGGTAGGAGAATAGGCTCTCAGCTTAAACATCACTTGCCTCCATCGAAGCTGCGTGGAGCCATTTTCTCGAGCTTGTACAGAACGGTCTTGACTTCGTGGTTAATTGAGCCGCCAGAGCCAAGGGTTGTCTCGTAGACTGGTACATCATCCGCCCTAGATAGAGTGAACTCCAATACCCCGTGATCAACCCTGGACTCGCCGCGGGCGAAGACGAGACCGTCCATTTCGAAGTTGATCCTTCCGCCGAAGGGTTCTTCGGCGATAATGACTTCACGAGCGGGATCAATGGGGTCGAGTGAGCGGCGCAGGTACGCAGCCGTGAGTTGGTTTACCATGAACATCGGTTGTGTTTTGCCGCCGACGCCAGCCTCAAGCTGCAACAGGGAGATGCGAGAGAGAGCCTGGAGGAACAAGTCGTTGTTCGTGATGTCACCAAGCGCAACAGAGAAGTTTCCGCGGTTGAATGTTAAGGTGCGGCGTTTGCTGTCATCCTCGGTGAAGAACTGCACATGGACGTTGCCTCCGCGCTCCTCAACGAGCACCAAATGAACTTCCTTGCCGTCGATCCACGCTGTTCGCGGGTTGTTCGGCTTCAGCAACGCAATCTTCGCGTCTGGTATCTTTTCGATGATTTGAAACATCAATCCTCCTTCAAGGACTCTTCGAACCATCGGGGGATGGCTTCTGTAAGGTATTCTACGGCTTCCTCGCGGGTTTCGCAAGCCTGCACTTCAGAGGAATTTGTGATGACGATTTCGCCCGCCACGAGCATGATCTGCACGCCCTCAACACGTGGCGCCTCGTTGGATGCCAGCAGCTCCTCATCGCGGGTGTCGTACAAATTAAATGCGTGACCCGAGCCTGTGCGCAGGCGGATGGAGTGCACCCAGTCGGGCGCCGCCTCCGACATGATCTCCTCGTCCCACATCTCCCAAAATGCGGAATTGTCGTGGCCGGTGAGGCCAGCCAAGGACAGGATCAGGTTGTAGTCGTTTTCGATCTCGGCTGTCTCGGCCAGGCGTTCCGCACCGTCAAGGTAGCGGGTGCGTTCAATGACTTGGTTTTTGTCACCGAGCATGACGTCGTTGCCCCACTCGTTTAGCGGGTCTTCCGGGTCGAAACCTGCGAACATGAAGATCGCGACTTGTTCCATGCCGAAGGTCTGTATCCCCTTCTTGATAAGCGGGCGCACCTCATCTTGGTCGCGGTACATAATGAACGCACCTTGCACTTCGTCTCTTCCTGACTCCATTTCTCCTTCTCCTTATTTGGGCGCAGTTTGGGCGCAGTTTGGGCGCAGTTTGGGCGCAGTTTGGGCGCAGTTTGGGCGCAGTTTGG